GCCCAATCTGCAGAGAACGGTACGGATGGTGAGGAGGTAACAATGAAAATGACCGTCTATCAACACAAGCAAGGCCTGTGGAAGGGCTACTGGTTCTACGGCTGGGAAACAGGCCAAAGTTCCCCCTTTCCTACTCGCAAAGCAGCGGAACAAGCTCTCGCGTTTCGCAAGCAAGACCAGAAAATCGCCGACCACATCGATGGCTATGACCGTGACGACCTCAGCGAAAGCCCTGATTTCTGAAGAGGTAACAATGCCGCTCACATCCTGGCAGCAATTCCAAAGTAACCAGCAGCCTCGACCGGGTGAGTGAAACCCGGCCGAGGCCCAACCCGAGCATCTCTCTCGCATCACAGGAGGTTAACTACCATGACGACTACCCAGGCTGCCAATAGCCCTACCACATCTTTCAAGCTAAAGGTAATAGCCGATCGCAGCGGCGAATGGTCCTGCAATGCCATGCGCTTTGCCACCTATGCCGAGGCCAGGGCCTATGTCCTCGACCTGGCTTGCCGCTGGACGGAGGTTCGTGAGACTCGCGTCGTCGAGGTCGATGACGAACCCAACTACCGCTGGACCGGACGCAACGCAGAGCGAATCGATGCGTGACATCTCTGACCTCTGTGACCTCGTATCCATTGCAGCCTTTATCGGCACCTTGCTGATCTGGGCCGCCTATCTCTCAGGAGCCACACCATGAACGACGCCACACCGGAGCCCAACAGGCTTACGGTAACCGAAGCAATCGTAATCCTGGATGATCTCACTCTCATGTTAGGTCTCACTCTCATGTTAGACATCCACCAAGACAGTCATGAAATGACCATCGATATAACTAGACAGCTTATGGCCCTGGAAATGGCAATTGTCGCTCTTACTGCGGAGCTAGATCCATGAAACTCAGCGCGCCGAAAGGTTGATTGTACGGCAGCGCGAGAGGCCGGCGAGGTCGTCACCCGCCTCGCCGGCCACAACTAAGAAGAACCGATGAAAACCACCATCCGCCTCCACTTGCTCTACCGTCGCGGCCAACGCATACTCGCCGACATGACAAAAGGATATACGCTCTGCTGTATCAAGGTCGAGCGCTCGCAACTAACCGTCCATCCTGATGACGCGACCTGCCAGCTTTGCTTGGCTCGCCTCGCACAAGTAGCTTCATCCTCCTGATCTCTTCGCCCGGCCGCTTTTCAGCGCGCGCCAGCAACTTTCCCCATACGACCTTTCGTATTCGAAACCCATTGTACTGCTGCACACCGAGCGCCCAAGCCATGGCGTTGGCGGCGTGCCTCCATTCATCCCCATCTTTTTGCATTGCGCTCGTTCACCATCTTCCAGAACCCACCCTGCGTTCGCCACCAAGCCACCATCTCGCGCCCGGGCTTCTGCATCTCACCCTGCACGCCAACTGGCCAGCAACCGAATATCTCTTTGTACTTGTGGGCAATCCAGCCAGCGGCATAGTTGCGCTGCATCCTGATATACGACAGCTGGGCCCATACTGAACGGCGATCCATAGTCCGCAGCACCGCTGCTTCCCTCGTCCCCCGTGGCATAATTTCTTTCAGCTCACCCTCCTTCTCGACCACGTGCGAAACCGCCTTGCGAGTAAATCCGCAGCTCGGACAGGTTATGATCCTCGGCGGCATCAGGAACGCACACTGCGGACACACCGCCGGCAGCGCCGGGTTCTTCACACCGTTCGCTTCCTTCTTCTTGCCGTCGTCAAGCGCCTCGTGAACGATCTCCGTCGGAAATCCGAGACGGGTATGGTTGTCGGCATGGTCGAGCACCAGGCAAAACTCTTTTCCCGGCGCTACCCGCAAGCCACGGCCATAGGCCTGCACCCACAACATTTCACTTTTGGTCGGCCTGGCGAACACCATGCAGCGCACGTCCCAATCGATGCCGACGATCAGCGTCCCGACCGAACAGACAACCGATACCCGCCCGCTATGAAAATCATCTTTGATCTGCGCCCGTTCCCGATCCGGCGTCTTCGCATCTTGGTAAGCGGCCGGAACTCCCGCAGCCAGAAATTTTTCCTGTAAGTGCTTGGCGTGCGCGCGATCCACCGCAAACAAGAGCGTCGGTAAACCTCTCGCCTTTTCGTTCCAGGTGGCGATGACATCACCCACAATGCCCGGCTTGGACATTGCCTGCGATAGTTCCCCTTCATGAAAATCTCCCGCTACTGTACGCACGCCTTCAAGATCAGGATGGCTCGGCGCAAACGCCTTGAACTTGCTCAGCACTCCCCGGTCGATCATCTGCTGCGTCGTGCCAACGATCACCAAGCCTTGATAGAGCCTGCCAAGCCCCTTGGTCCACGGCGTTGCCGACAACCCAATAATTGGAATATTTTTCCAAGCCTCTTCGAAAAACCAGTGGTTCGTGTACCAGCTGAAAAGGACGTGGCATTCGTCCACCATCGCCACCGTGATTCCCTGCGGCAAGCCGCGCCGCATCAAGGTCTGCACCGAGGCCACCTGCACCGGCTGCGACCAATTGGTTAGATGATGCTTCTGCTGGATGACGCCAACCTCTTTGATACCTTGGCTAGCCAGAACCTCGACTGTCTGATCGACCAGACTGATCGCCGGCACCGTAAACAGCAGTTTGCCTTTCTTGCGCAGCACGCTGTCGCTGATGAATGAGGCAACCAACGTTTTTCCCCAACCAGTGGGCGCTTGACAGACAATGCGGCGCTTGCCCTCCCTGGCCGCCTGGCGCAGCCGCTCGATCGCATCAGCCTGATCGTCACGCAACGTCTTTGGCGAACTCTCCGTCAGTGCCAGCATTACCCATCTCCCTGATCAGTACATTGTTCCAGTCTTCGTCGAAATACTCCGGTATCTGCACCACGACCTGCAAGCCAGGACATGAAAGGCTTAGCTTGCGCGCTAGTTCATAGGCCGCAGCTTGACCAACGTAGTTGCTGTCGTTATCGCCGTAGATGATAAGAAGCTTAAGGTCTTTTGGCGGAATGAATTTTCGCAGAAACCCCTCGTTCAGTGTTGCCCAACACGGCACATCAAATAACTTCGTTACACTCAGTGCCGTCTCAATACCTTCGGCTACCCCAAGAACTTCAGCGTACGGCGCCAATCGCACCGCCACGCTCTCCGGCAACTTGCCTGGCATCATTTTGCGGCATTCGCTTGGCTTCTTCCGCCCATCAGCAGTAAGGAATGTTCGATGAACGCTGACCGGCTTCCCATTTTGATCCCGCACTCTAGCCAACATAATTGTCCAATGACCATCATTAAGCACACGTAACTCACTGGTATATCGATGAACACCAATGCGCCTGTCTAAATATTTCCACACTGGTTCATTGACGCATATTGGGGAAGAAGAACTAAACCACATCTTGTTGAGTTGATCGCGCCGCCATTTGTCGCTCGTCGCCGGCCTCCGTGTTCTGCGCTCCCTCGCCATTCCTACGATCGGCCCGATGCGCTCAACCAGTTCCTTGAAGCCAAACCCCTTCACTCGCATCGCCAATTCAGCCCCGTCGCCGGCTCCACAGTGCGAGCAGAACCACGTCCCTCGACCTTCCTTGTTATCCCAGCGGAACCGGTCCTTGCCGCCGCACATCGGGCATGGCCCATGCTTGTTGCGCAGGTACTTGGCCGATACGCCAAGGTTGGCAAGTAGATCGAACCACCGATGCCGGCACTGTTCAATCACATCTCCATTACTTACACGCTCTGCGCTTATACCTGACGCCGAAGATATCATCGTATTCGACTAGCCCCTCCTGCGCGCTGCAAGGAACACACCCGATCGCTCGGGATACTCATCTGTGTATTTCCGCCTGTCCATGTCCTCTAGCGTCCCTCTGCCTTGGTCATTAGATGCCTTAGCCCTAGTCACAGTACTCCCTCTACTCTTTCCTTGCTTCAGCAAGAGACCATCTCTCAGTAGTAGTACTATCTCTAAGAGACTCTCTCTTCCTGGCTAGTCTCTTTCTCTCTCTCCAGTCCCCCCCAACCCCCCAGGGCTGACGACGGCTCTGCAAGCCGCAGTCAAACCACCTGGGAAGGGGGGGGAGGCTGCACCTGACCACCCATGCGGGTCTCAGTCAGGGTCCGCCCGGACCTTTGGCAGCTGACCACTCCGGGCCATGGTTTTCTCCCGCTCTTGGTGTTGGCGGGTCCCATCAGTCCCAGGTCATGCCGGCAGCGTGCTGCGGCCAACGGCGTATGGCGCCAGGAACGGCGCACTGCGCCAAGGCTAAACCGGCCGTGTCGTTTTTCAGGGGTTGATCAGTGGACGGCGACCTCCCTGCCGGGGAACTTTTTTGGCGAGGAGGCTATTTCCTTGTTGATGTCGTCACAATTTGCTGTTAACTGACATCAACTGCCGCTGAGACCTCCTCAAATGGCACAGCGGATTTAAGGGCCGAGTCGGCTACAACCGCTCGGTCCTTCTTTTTTGCTCCTATTGGGAAACCAACGCAAGCGATTTTTGGTTTTAGGACAGTCATGCTGCCATTTCCGTCGTCAAGTGCTGGTTGTACCAATCGGCAATAAGCAGCGCCTCGGCCCGCTGGTGGTCGAGCTTTCGCTGTAGAAAGTGCCTGCACACTGGCCAGCGCTGCAAGGCCAGTTGCCGGCTGGCTTCCTTGTCCTTGCCGATCAGGCCGAAATGCCTCTTCCAGGTCACGGGACGGACCAGAAAGACAGGGCCGACTTCCAACTCAAGAACCGCTTTGATTGCCCCAAGGGCCCGGCCAAAGGAATGGGCCGAGGCCACTCCCTCGCCCGGCAGGCTCCAGACATGCTCCATTACCACAGCCGCACCGATAGGATAACGCAGGCGTGCTTGCTCCCTGATAAATTGCCGCATCCGAATCACATCAATCCAGCCTCCCCCCGGTTCAACTGGCATATCAAAGATGGCTACATGGTTCCCGGGATCGAGCCAGCAGACGGCCCCACGAAGCCCAGGATCGACGGAAATGATCCTTGGCACCTTAGGTAGCCTCCGCTGAATCGCTTACCAGCTGGCTTCCCTGGCTTTCTGGGAGGCCTCCAGCCAGAGCATAGGCCTGGACCAAGAGTTCCCGATTGAAATAGACGAGCTTCGGTTTCTGCTTTCCCCAGTTGACGCCACCCCTGCCGACATCGCTGCGCAGTGCCCGCCGCAGGAGGTCGAGCACGCTCGTAGCCTTGCGCACGTGTTCTCTCAGGAAAGCATAAGGTTCCATGGTGGGGTTTACAGTGCTGGTATTACGAGACCGGCGCCTGAGGTCTGCCTCGGCCGCTTGGACGATGCTGCCAGGTGTCAGCCCAGATGGACCGGTCAGGTGTGGGATCATACAAGGTTCTTCCATGAAAGCGCACTCATCGGATGCAGAATCGCATCCTCGACAAACCACGTTCCTTCATCCAGAACGTCACCAGCCCCCGCAATCGACCGCAGCTCGCGAAATGTTTCCTTGCCAATCCAGCCCCATACAACTCCATGGGCAAAGGCAAGCTTTCCGTTCGGTGCATACATCAGCCTAGTTTTTACCAGAGCCAGCACATCAAAATTTCTACGGTCATAATCATCAGCCTTTTTTGCTGGCCAAATCAGATAGTGACTGTGCATGCCGGTTTGCTTGATGTCAACCAGCGTGCGGCCAAGGCGGACATCCCAGTGCGCGCCGCCAATCGAGCGAATCGCATCGATATCCATCTCCGCGTGTAGGGCAAAAATGCACTCGGCAATTTTGCTGTTGCACAAGAGAACCGGATTGGATTCGGCATTTCGCATCGAAAATCTGTTGCGGAGCCGACTGCTGAAAACTGCACGGCGACCCCAAGACTGGCAGCGCTCCAGTAGATCGTCCGGTACATCAATCAACGTCAAGTCAGGCTTCATGGCCGTATCCGGTCCAGCCATTGACTTGATCTCTGGAAAATAGCTCAAGTCGCGTTTTTCTACTGAAACTTGGATACATGCGTTCAATGATTTTGCGCACCTCTGGTGGTTTAGCGCTGTGGCGACTACGAGGACACTCAAAAACAGACGGTGGTTGAAATTGTGGTCCCGGCATGTTGCCCTTGGTTCCATAAAGCAAAAGTTCGTGCTTGTTGCGGAAGACTAGGCCAGTGCCGGAACGATCTTTCACCCAAACAGCGCTGGACTTGAAAGCAAATCCCCAGGCATCCATGATGTCCAGAGCTTGCGGGATATTTGATGACGTACACCAAAGAAATAGCGCCGCTCTCTTCCCGGCAATTTCCTCGACGAGTTTTTCACCAATTTTGAAATTGGCAATTTCCTCGTATGTCAATGTCGGATAGTGCTGGTCGGCCGTTCGTCCCCGCCCTTTCTCGCTGTAAACCTCAAAACGCCATGGCGGATCGGCATAGATCAACGGGAACGGCCCGAGCGGATATTTTTTGCCGATCGCGCTGGCTTGTATCTCTTTGTGCTTGCGGTGCCTCGACTCCTTATACCACCACGGTCGTGCCGCAACAATCAGTTCCCGAAAAGTGCAGAGATCGCCCTCTTTGTGGCAACGGACTAGTACCTTCTCAAGCTCGTTCTCGGGCAAATGACTGATGCGCTGAGCCTGTATTGCAACAGGATCGGTCAAGCCAATTTTCTCCAACAAAACCCCTAACCCGGTTAGGGCTTTTTTACCTCGACCGCCTGGCTTTCGCTCTATCCTGGCCAGCAGACCCCCGAGCTTCCAGCGTGCCTGCATGCGCGTCTCGTTAAGCGGCCTGATCTCTTCGGGATCGTAAAGGCCGCTCTCGCGCATGAAAGCCTCGGCAGCGCTAAGTTCGTTGTCGATCTGTGCGACTTCTTCGAGAGTGCCGGCTTTGGCAAGTCGTTGGCGGATGCCATCGATATCGGGAACAGGAACCGCCCGCCGAACCTGTTCCCGTGTTGGAAGCTGAAGCATCGATGGCTATGCCGCTCCCTCAATCTGCTCGCGTTCTTCAGCGGCTCCAACCTCAGCCAGAGAGACAACATTCTCGGCCGAGGTGCCCCGCCGGCCGCGGATGCGGTCGACCTCGTCCTGCTCGAACACGTCGGCGGTCCTGTTCCTGCCGAATTTCAGCACCTCGAGGTAGTGCTGCATATCCTGCATATCGATCCATTTCTGGTCGGGATCGCCGCGCAGCCATGCGGTAGCCTTTTTCCAGGCCCGGATGTTCAGGTTGTTCTTCTCTTGGGCCGTCTTGAGCGCCTCGCCATACTGGCCATTAGCCGCCGCGGTCTTTTTGCTGGTTTGCTCGAACAACCCGAACAGCTCCCGCAATTTCCCGACACCGGTCATCTTGCGCTCGGGCTGCTCGCCTTCCTGCTGATTCCTCTTTGCTCTCGCCATGATTGGTGCTCCTCCACAAGCAATCCGATGGCATATCGAATTGCGTCTTGCCGTGAAGGCATAACCTGCTGTGTTCGCCGCCAATTGTCTAGGCTCTCTAAGAGGTCCGGCTGCATTCGCATGGTGATCTGTTGGCCGGTTTGCGCTGCCCGGGAAATTTTTTGTGGTTTCATGGGGTTTTTCACTTGACCAGTTTACCGGTTGTGCGGTACCACGGTTTCAAGGAGGACACAAGAGGGCAGACCCCCACCCGGGTTGCGGGTGCTTGCCAACCTTCGGGAACCGCGGCGAGGAGCCTCGGGGCAAGGTATGGGCTGAAACCCCAGAGCGAACGATCTGCGCCTCTTGTGTTCTCTGTCTATGGAGTAGCCAATGACTGCCAATACTTGGACTCGCGCTCCGGAGCACGACAAGCGCTTTGCCTGGGGTGACGACTGGGCCGGCGACGCCTGGCGCAACGATCGAACCGGCGAGCTGCACTGGACCGTGGTTGGCTATGATCCGATTCGCCAGCCAACGTGGGACACCGAGGGAGATCGCAATGTCCTCTGAAGAACCAGACGAATACGCCTACTGGCGAGGCCGGCAAGCCAAGCTCGACCCGCCGCCGCAGGCGAACCCAGACAACCCGCAGCCGGGCTTCTACCGGATGCGCAAGGAAAAAAATGGAATTCCGGTTCCGGTCGCCGTCTATCTCGACAAGCCCTCTGCTGACCCGCACAGCAAAGAGGAAATTGTCGTGCGTGTTGGGCCTGGTGCCGAAGCACCAGAATTCATCGGCCATCGTGCCAACGAGCTGTGGAACTCGTTTTACAACAACGACATTTCCGAAGAGGAATACCGCCGGGTGGCCGAAGAGGGCCAGCCATGGTCGGACATCGATCCAGGCATCGGCCACAACCTGCAGGTCGGCACACCGCAACTCGAAACCTTGCGAGACGAGATCGCCTCGGCACTCGCCGGCATCGACGACTACAAGTCCATCACTTCAGACGAACAGTCGACTAGGGCACAAACCAAGCGCGCCCGACTGCTCGAGCTTTCCAAGCAGGCTGACGGTGAGCGCGAGACCGAGAAGGCCCCGCACCTGCTGGCTAGTCGAGCCGTCGACGAGCGTTGGATGCCGCTGATCAGGGATGCCAAGAATGGTGCTGCCCTGATTCGCGTTGCGATGGAGGCCTGGGAGGACAGCAAGCATAAAGCTGCCCCGAAAGACTATGCCCCTGCCCCGATTAAGGGTGCCGTTGGCCGGGCTGCCTCGGTCACGACTGCACCGATGGTCGAAATAGTGAAACAGGACTTGGTCTATAAATTCTTCAAGGAAGATCCGCAGGTCGTCTCGCTGCTGGCCAGCCTAGCGCAGAAAGCCGTCGACCGCGGCGTCAAGGTTCCCGGCACCAAGATCCAACAGAAGGCAAAAATCCGATGATTCCTCCCAGCCGAGTCCCTTCCCCCTCGCCAGGCGCACCAGTTGCCGAGCGCAAACGGTTCACCAACCCGGAGGCGGCGGTTCCACTCCCGGCAACCAAGCCAAACGGTGACAGTAATCAAGCTGTCTCAGCCCCTCTTGAGCGGCCGCCACTGCCGCAAACTCCGATCGCCAACATTGCCGCAGCGATCTGTGCAGTAATGAGCGACCTCGAGGCCGTGCCCAAGGCCGGCACGAACACGTTTCACCGGTACAAATATGCTCAAATGCAGGATCTCCTGCAAATACTCACGCCGTTGATGGGAAAACACGGCATCGCGATACTGCAAGACGAAGTGTCCCGGGCCTGGGTAAGCCAACGCTACGTCAGCGTCACTTACCAGTTCACCATCATGCACAAGTCCGGAGAGGTCTGGCCGCAACAGCCACGCTTTACCGGCTTGTCAATGGCGCAAACCGAAAAAGGAAATTTCGACGACAAGTGCATAAACAAGGCTGCGACTGCTGCGAGCAAGTATTTTCTGATGCGAACCTTCAACGTCCCAACCGAAGACGTTGACGACGCCGACAAGGGACCAGCCAAAGAACAACAACAGCGGGTGCCTTCGCCTGGGCAACAACGCCTGGTACCAGCCCCAGGCTCCAGTAAGCCACAGCCGTATGCCATACCGATCATTAGCGGCGAGCAGCCGAAGGCCTGGGCTGGACGCTATTTTAAGATGATGGCAACGGCGGAAACCGTTGCCGAGCTTGACCTCTGGGACAAGCTCAACGCCCAGGCACTGGCCAAAGTGCAAGAAAAAGACGAGGCAACCTATCTGCACCTGTACAACAACTTCACGTCGCGCCGGGTTGCTCTTGATCAGCCGCAACAACAAACTGCGACTGAATGGGTGCCACACAACCCACCGGGAAAGATGCTCGACGACCCAGAGGCCTTCCTGACCTGGCTCGAGGAGCAATCAAAACATTTCCATGGGTTGCCAGCATTCAACGAATGGTGGAACACCGTGGTTGAAGCACACCTCGAGGGCGCCTTCCCCACCGATCGCCAGGAGGCGATCAAGATATTCGAACGCCACGAACTGCGGCTGCAACATGCAGGAACGTGAACAACTGCCATTTCGCTTGGCAATGCGCGCCGAAGGTGCCCACTGGAACGCTTATGTCGCCAAGCCAGATACGATGGAGGGAGCGATTTGGATCGGCTCCATATCCATGGGGTTGGTTGCACACAACGAGCGGCGCAAAAAAGCCTTCCTCGAATTGATGACTTTGGCAATGGCTGACCTGGTCGAGGATATCTTGGGCCGCAGGCCAACTTGGCAAAAACCCATCGATGCACCGGAACACGAAAGGTCGAAAGAGTGACCATCGAGACGGTTCTCACCAAGCGCAAGGCCAAGTTCACCGGTGAAATTGGGTTGTTTCCAGCTAACGAACTTGCCGCCGAGGAGTTGGCACTGGCCAATGACGGCACCGAGCTGTGGGTGCGCGCCTCGTCGGCAAAAAATACCGGCCAGCTCAAGTACGTCTGGGCCCTGGCACGCCTCATCTCACAGCAGGTCGATGGCCTGCACGACATCGAGGATGCAATGGAGTACCTTTGCGTCAAGGCCCGCTTCGTCAAACACACGCTCAACCCGGTGACCGGCCAGCTGGAGATCACCCGCAAGTCGATGCGCCGGCTTTCCCAGGAAGCGATGCGTCGGCTGATCAAACGTTTCCAGCACGTTACCGCCACCGAGATCGTTCCCGGATTGAAAGAGAGCACGCTCCGTAATGAACTAATCAAGATGGTGCAATGATGGAACTACTTTATCGTCTAACAACTAGGTCGCGCAATGGTTTGCATAACATTTTCATGGAAAAATTTCCTGGTAAATGGCCAATACCCAAGAAATATGACTATGCGTGGGAACCAAATATTGAAGATGTGGCTAAACTTTCCCGCTCTGAACTCAAACACCGTCGCAACCTTGGTAAAAAAAGCAGAGCAGAAATTGAACAGTGGCTGCATGATCGTGGTTTTTACTTTTCTGATGAACGGGTGCCACCGCCTCCAACATCAATAATTGCCACTTGTAAAAAGAATACACCTCGACTTTCAGATACTGCCCGCACTGCGGCGCTCTTTTAACGCTAAAACCATGAAACGCCGTCGCAAGTATATCCTGGTAGACGAGCGCCTCGCCGCAGCATTGGCAATGCTCCTTCCTGGTTTGATGCGGGAGCAGATGGAACGGGAGCGTACGAGAGCAAAAGTGATCGTCGGCATGTTTGACTTTCACCACGTGGTACCACATTCCCTCGGCGGCAGGGATCGCTGGTACAACCTTACACCGATGTTGCGCAGCGAACATCGAGCCGAAACCAAGCAGACTGTTAAGACAGTCGCCAAGGTGCGCCGCATCGTTGGAAAATGGCGGCTATTTACCAAGGCAACCCGTTCGAAGCGCAAGCCAAAGAGGAGAAACAAAGCATGGCTATCGAAGCTAAACCGTCCGCGCCGTTGGGGCTGAGGACGAAAGAGACCTCCACGCATCTCATCAAGTCGGCCGAGATGGGCGTCAAGGCCATGCAGGAGGCCTTCGATGAGAATCACCGGCTTGTCGACGAGATCAAAGACCTCAATCGGGCCAACGACAAATTAGCCTCTGAGAACGACATGCTGCGTGAACAGCTCGACAAGGCGCAACGCGAAAAGGACTTTTACCAGCGCCATTCTATGCGCCTGGTCACCCGGCTCAACGACATCGAGATTATCATCGGCCAGGCGCTGCAAGAAGCCAAGGACGCCGCCTATGCGCCAACCTTGGCTGCACCAAGAGAACCAAAAATCGAGGTCCAGATAAACACCGACCGCCTGGCCAAGGCCATTGCCAACATTTCGGAGCTTACCAAGGATGCACCAAGCACCGAGGTTCCGGCGTTCCTCAAGGAACCTCTCGATCGGAGAGAAGGTCGCCCTTAAGGCTGATTAGCAGCCTGCTCTCTGGCCTCAATCTCCTTCATGACCGCGATGTAAGCCCGGCGAGCCCGATTCGCGCCGTTCACTGCTCTTCCTGGCTGGCCATGGCTGTCAGCCATCCACACGGTAAACAGTTTCGCCAGTTGCCCGCGATAGGCATCGTCGAGTGCCAGGCGGTCAAGCTCGCGCAGGTGGGCGTCATAAGGCGAAGGCGGCGACGGCGTCTCCTCGGCCGCTGTCGATGACGGCAAAGCCAGAAGAACAGCCGCCAGTGTGCGCCGGGCGATCAGCATCTCAGCCCCTCCACCTGGCGAGGAGCAGCATGTTGGTCTCGGTGCCGAACTGGGTCTTGGTTCCGTTGAGCGGCACAACAGCTGTCTCAGCAGCCGTGACGACGTTGACTCCGATGAGCGGCGGCGACGTCCATGTAGCAGTAACCATGTTTTTCAAGTCCACTGACGCAACCGTGGCACCGCCAGTAACCCCAGCGGCAGCCTGGAAGTCACCGACGGTTCCGGTGAAAGCAGTGATCGAGTTCAACCCAACCCCGATCTGCTGCTCGGCGGTTGTGACCGTCATTCCGCCAACCGATATCTCGATCCGCTGAATGAACGTGAAACTGTATGGCTCCTCCGGCAGCCCGGACAGAACCGTGATGCCGTTCGCCGCCGTGCCGCTTCCTTGGTTGAAAGTTGCTTGTGCATAGGTCGCCGGAACATTGTTTGCTGCTCTTATGGTCGCCGTATTGTAGCTCCAGCTGGCAGTCGCATCGCCCTCCTTCACCTGAAGCGTCTGTCGGTTGTAAGCGTTCCACACTCCAAACTTTCGGTTCTGCCCATAGTTGACATGTGCCGAGACCTGGCCAGCCGTGGCATCGGTATAGAAGCTGCCGACATAGGTGCACTGGTTGACCGGAATGGTGAAGCTCCCCGCACCGTTGAGCCCGGTGATCTGGTTGGACGTGACCCAGATGCCGCTGATGCGAGCGATCTGCGGCGTTCCAGCTCCTGTGCCTCTAGCCGAAGCACCGGCCGTCGAATTTGTCCAGGCCGGCGTAGCCACGATTGTCGGCACTCCGGCATTGGAAAACACGCAGGCATCGTAGATCGTATTGGCGACCTGCGAGGCGGACAGCGCCAGCTGCAGCTGATTGAACGTGAAATTAGTGAACGTCGTACCGTTCCAGATCGGAATGATGTTGCCGGTGTACGGTGTGTAGTAGATCGTTGCCGCTGCACTGACATCGGTGCTCTGCACCGGGTTGTTTGGATCATTGGAGAGCGTGAGATAGCCCTGCGGCGAGGTAATCACCGATACTGCAGCCGCACCTCCGACCGGCGTCGGGCCGGTGATCGCAAACGTATTCGAGGCGGCCACGTATACGACCTGCAGGACATTGCCGGCAGTGAGGTCGCCGGCCACGACCGGGATAGGCCCGCTCGGTCCTGGCTTGGTCACTGCAATGTTGGTCAGACTGCCGACAGTAATCGTTGCCGCTCCGGTGTTCGTTGCATTGAGCTGAAACTGCAGCGGCGAACCGTCAACCGCCGAGAACCCGGGAAAATTCACCGTGATCGCATTGGGCGTGCCGCCGGCAATGCCGCCCCAAGCCAGAGCGCCAAAACTCGAAGGATCGGCGACCAGCTGGTCCCAAATGAGAATCCCGGTCGTGAGGCCGGCCATCACCGGTCCATCGAATAACTGTTGCCGGTAGATGCCGGTGCCGTAGATCACCGCACAGCCATTGCCATCGAGCTGGATCGGCTGCGTGTTGAGCATCGTCTGGCCGCTGTCGAGCCACGTTGCCTTGGGCGCGGTCGTATTGGGCACAAACATATTGATCGAGCCCGAGGTCGCTGGCGCACCGTTGGTCTTCGTAAAACATTGTTTACCGTTAGGTACAAGTTGCGCCGCATATGCATTGCCAACCGCCGCCAGGATCAGCAACAGCGCAAGAATTAGTTTTTTCATTGTGTCCTAGCCTCTTGGCAGCAATGCCCTGGTCTGGGCGATCGGCGGCCGGATCGGACCACCGTGGCGGAATCCCTTGCCGAAACCGATCGTCGAGAACAGCGCGCTCATCGCAGCCGGCGTTCCTACCCGGGACAGCCACCAGTAGGGATCGCGTAATTGCTGGCCGGCCAGCTGCTGATACTGGCTGCCGACCGGCAGGTTTTCCACATCCGCGCCAGCCATGAACATCGGGCCTATGCCGCCCTCGGCTGCTGCTCCAGCAATGCCTGCTGCCATCGGCCCGCCCCAGCCAGGATAAGTTGCCTGCTGGGCCCGCAGTTCGGCCGCCGCTCCCTTGCCGGCTGCGCTCGTCCGGCCACCCTTCTTGGCAAATATTTTCTGCGCTGCCTCGACCGCCTTCTGCCAGTCCGCAGTTGCCGCCTCCTGGCCGGCCCGAGCAAAGCGCCCGAGTCCATAGCCGGTCGCCCCGCCGACAACCGGCGCCAGAAATGGGATGAGGTTCGCTGCCGGCCCGACGCCGGGGATCGGATAACGCTGCCGGTAGCTCATCTCCTCCTGCCGCTTGGCCTCGGCCGCTGCCTCGCCGGCCTGTCGAGTACGCTCAGCTTCGCTTCGCGTACGCTCCATCTCGGCCGCCTGCGCACTGCGTGCGCGCTCCTCCTCGGCGGCGAGTTCCCGGTGCAGTTCGTCGATCCTGGCTTGATCGCTGTCGATGCCCTTCTGCAGGGCGTCCTGCGTGGCCCGCTGCGTGCCAGGCGCTGACTTGGTCCTGGTCATCCCCAGCGTCACGATCTGCGATCTGGCGGCATTGATACGCTGCTCGGCCGCCTTGATCTCGCCCACCCGGGGATCATCGGCCGCGATCGCGCTGTTGGGCAGCACCGCCGCGGCCACCCCGGCTCCGGCCGCCGCAGGCGTCGTGCCCGGCGCTCGCGCCATGATGTCGGCAACACCGCCTCTGGTGCCCAACCTAGCCATGGACGGAAAAGCCCGCATTGCTCCGAGTTCCGGCGCCGCCTCGGGGGCGAGAAGCATGGGCAGCGCTGTGGTGGCCTCGAATCCGGCTCCAGAGAGGCGTGGATCGACGCCAGGCGCCCGGATCTTACCGTAGGGCGGCCACGCCGGAGGCCTCTCAGCGGGCTCGCCAGAGGCAAGAGAGGCTATGTTGGGAGCGAGAGCCCGAAGCACCTCGAGGGAACCGGCCCGCCCGGGCTGCCGCGCGAGCGCCTGCAGCCAGTTCTCGCCGGGCTGGATGGTCTCATCTTCGCCAACCATGGCAGGCTCGCCTGGTACTGGCCGGCCGCCAGCCTGGAATCGCCGCATGCCACCCATCATAACCGGCGGCACAGGGCGATTGAGAAAATTGGGCGGCATCGCCCGGTTGCCCCACTGCTGCAGCCAGGGCACCTGTTGCCTCCATTGATCAGGAGCAAAAAGTTCGGGGCCGCGCTCGCCGACTAGCGCTGGGGTTCCCGGCCAGGGCCGGCCGCCGGCTTGGTATCCTGGAAGAGTTCCTCCGGAAGATCGGCCTCCTCCTCTGCCTCCAGGTCCGATGGCGGATCGGGAAAGTGCGCCAGCGCCCGGTATCGTTCCACGGTAAGAGGGATACCCTCTCGGCGCATCCACTCGATAATTGGGTTGCCACCAGGATGGTGGCGGGATGGTTCTTGATGCTTTGGCGGCCGCGAAGGCGGCCCGTGTCGCTTCGTCACCATGCGCCATCCCCTTTTCATAAGCGGCATCGAGGATGTTCTGCCGCGCTCTATCCTTCGAGACTATACCATTTTGGTAGTCACGCCAAATGCCGTCGATCTGATTCTTGAAGGCCTTCGTTCGCATCCAATCCGGGAAAATGCTGCGAATTGCCTCCCAAGTGATCGACTGCATCTGGGTGGGAAGCAAGCCGCGATCGCGCGCTGCCAACCGGCCGGCGTCGGCATTGAGGCCATAGTTTCCAGAAACGCCGGTCTCATCCCTATGGAGGACACCAGGCTGACCTTTCTTCGCCTTGCCAAAATTGTGCAAGACTTCGATATCGTTCCCCGTCAGCGGCCGGAAAAGCCCCGCAGCCACGGCATGGGTATCTGCAGTGTAGTCGCCGAACGGCGCATCCGGCCAAGCCAGATCATTGTGAAAGCTTCGCATTTTATGCTGCTCGCCAAGCAGCGGAGAAATTTTCGCCATGTCGCCGTTGGCTTCAAGGATTTGGATTGCCCGGACAATGTTATCGTTGGTTTGCCACCCCATCTTGGCTGGTCTTCCATCCCGGCCAAGCACAAGACCTCCCCTGTGTCCTTCTGGTGTGACGATGTGATAGGTCTGAGCGAAATGCGCCTCATCAAACAACCTTAACCACGCTGCTTTTTCAAACGGATCAGTTATATCATTGTATTTCCTGCCGATGATCTTCTTGTTCAGCACATGAATATCACTCGGCTTGTACTCAAATGGCTCGCCGGCCTTTGCGGCTTTCTTTGCCTGTGATGCTCTTTCATTGGCTTCCAGTTCCGCAACCTTGTCCGCCATCCCTGGTGTATATCTCTCATTTCCGTAATTGAAATGTATATCATGAAGACGGTAGGCCTGGCTGACATTCTGGAACCAGTCCTTTCGAGCAGACAGCCTGGACATTGCTCCGTAAGATGAAGCCGGATGCGCGCCGAAAGTATCGCTCAGGTCATTGCCGATGTCCCGGCCGCCCCAGTACCACCGGCCGGCGCGCTCCCTGATCTCCGGAGCCATCAAGTCATGCAGAAATCGCAGGTTGTCACGCTGATGCTCGATATAGTTGCTCGCAAGCTGCCCGGTATCGGCAACTCCGCGCTCCTCGTTCGTCAAATTCGGATAATCCCGCACCCGGTTTACATTGTGCTCGAACAGGTCCGGCGTCTTGCGCATTGCATCGGTGTCGATCTGCAGGCGCGGATCGCCGAGCGCTTCCTCGGTCGCCTTCTTTGCCGTCGGCAGCCTGGTTGACACCCGCCAGGCACTGCGGTCCTCGCCAGGTCTCAACATGGCTCCAGCGGCTGTCAGAGCTGCCCCAGTGCGCTTGTCAGTCGCTCCGGCGCCGAGAACAGTGCCGACATCTGCACGCCCTTCATTAATTGCCCAGTCCGGCAACAGGCCCTGCTTCTGCTCGGCAAAAACGGTATTCTCAGTCTTGGCAGTTCTATTTGCAGCGCCGTGCGGTCCATAATTCAGCCAGGAGTTCTGACCCCTGGTCTCGGTTGTCATCGCCGGCCGTGCCGCATCCGAATACATTGCCGCATGCGAGCGCCAAGCGTTCTCCTCGCCAGCCGCGCGGAAGCCGCTGCTATCCTTGAAATGACCAAACGCATCATGAACAATGCGGAACACATCGTTGGCGAGCAGCTGCTTGCCGTTGATGTACTCGTTCACCGGTTGCAGCATCGGATCAGTTACTACTGCCTTGGCTGCCTGCGCCCCTCCAGCCTCTGCCGTGCCAAATCCGCTTTCGGTTGGGTAAACCCAAAGATGGTTGTTGTCGCGAAAGTCCTTGTTCGCCAGTCGCGGGCTGAAATGATAGGGGTCGGGCATCCCTTGCGGAATGAAATCGAACTGTGTTCCCAGCTTCTTGATGTGCTGGTACTGCGCCAGCGTCTCGGCAACCATCGCATCGTAGGAGGCGCGCACTGCCGGATCGGCCGGATTGTGCGGCATTTCCTCGAAAGCTTGAGCGATGCGCTCGGCCCTTGAAATGTCGACCTTCGCATGCGTGCGCGGCGGATCGTACGGCAGCCCGGCTTTGGTCATATAATCGCGTGCCGCATCATGCAAACGCTGATCCGGACCGGGAACAAAATACTCACCGTTGGGAAGCAGGATCGGCTTGTCAGGCAAGCCTTCTAGCTTTGGGGCGGAACCCTGGGCCTGCGCTGCTGCTCTCTGTGCCGCCTCCACGCCTGTAGCTCCTGCTCCAGGCCCTCCGGCGTATTCTCGTCCGGCTCCTCCTCCCACTGCGGCTCGCTCGGCGGCCCCGGCGGCGGGTACAGTTCCTTGTCGGCCATATGGAAGTTCTCCTAGTCCTGATCTTGCTATCGCCCGCCCAGTCCCCGCCGCAATACTGCGGCCAGCCAGGGCCGGAGCACCCATCAACATTGTTGACAGCTCAAAGGCCGGTCCCGGGCTGTAGGGCCCCCCGGTGCGCGCCTGCTCGCTCTCACCGGTCATCGCCGCCGGCAAGCCAAGAACGTGACGAATACCAGCACCGATGTCCTCAGTGATATTTCGTGCTGCCTGCTCCGGCCTGGTCAACGGCCGCTGTGGGCCATGCGTCATCAACCGCGACAGTTCGGTATTTGGCAGTATCGTTCCTGGCCGGTCCGGCACGATCACTTCCGGCCCACGCTGTCCCACCACCTGCGGCTGCCCTTGGTCCGGCACCCACAGCTCGGGCTTGGCCTCACCAACAGCTGAAACCTGGCCACGGTCGAGCGGTCCGCCGGCTTGCCGCTGACTGATCACCCGGCCCTTGCCGGTCGGCTTGCCGGGAATGATGATGATCGTATGCGGCTGCGGTTCATCGGCCCGATCACGCTGCCGCTCCATCCAATCGTGATAGCGCATCTGCCCAGTGTCGGTCGGCTGCTCCTGCTGGCTGTAGAGCACGCGTGTAAGTGGGTTGTCCTCGCCAACGACCGCAGGCTGGCCAGGGACAGGACGGCCACCGAACTGATAAGCAGGCGCAGGCTGCTGTTCGCCCATCAAGCTGTGCCGCCGATATGCCACCTGACCGGGCCCAGCGATGAAGCCGGAAACCGGCGCCAGACCTCGGCTCCAGGCCCGTTGCCTGGCTTGCTCGGCTCCATACCTGGCGAGCGCCCCCTCGATCAGGTCGGTCATCGCCGGTCCGGGCCTTGCCAAGACAGATTGCGCCAATGCTGGTGCTGTCGGGCGGGCCCGCTGCGCTGCCAAGGCCTGAAAGACGTCACCCGGTCCCCATCCCGGCGGCAACCAAGTTCTTGGCTGCATTAAATTGGGATCCCATCCTTCTACCTGACGTGGCTGAAACAATTCTCGTCCCGCCCTGCGGCTTTCAGCAGACGCTCCCGTGGTTGGAGTAGGAACAACCCTTGGATATTGCTCGGCGAGATATCGTTCCTGCTGCAGCGTATTTATCAATCCATTTGCCTGCGGATCGCCAAGCATCATCCGCATCTTGGCTTGGTTGTTCGGTGTCAGCAGCTGAGTTCGTATGCGGGTGGCATTGTCGCTCTCACCCATCGTATCGCGGATAATTGAACGCATGCCTTGCACTCGGGCATATAGCTCCGGCCTGGAAAGATGCGACAGCTCGTCCCGCAATTCATCCGGTGTATATCCAGACCGGCCGCCAAGAAAGGTATCTCTTCCAGCTTCGATCTGATCGAGCAATGCCGATCTGCTGGCAAATTCCTGTCTTGCCTGCCGCCATACCAATCCAGCATTTGTTTGCTCTATTTCATGTAACAGCTCTCCCTTTAATTGCACCAAAGCCCGCGCTAAGGTTTTGTCAGCTCCGCTGTAGGCTTGATCAATGCGGCGATCGAGACCTCGCTTGACCAAGTCCCAGGTCTGTGTTGTCGGAAATGCTTTGTTCGGTCCAGGAACGAAAAAATTTCTGTTCAATGGAACGCCGGTTATCGCGCCTAGTTCTTCAGCCTGGTTAAAAGCACCAGCCGCTTCCAAACGCGGAATAAGCGCCTGCAACTCCGCTGTCGGATGTACCTGTAGGCTGCGCCATTGCTCATAAAGCGGATCGGCAGCAGCAGACCTGGCCTCCTCCAAAAACCTGCGATAATCAACGACATTGAAATTTGCCGGAATCCCGGTTGCAGTCGAAACCGCACCCTCGATTCTCTGCCTTGCCGCAGCAGCCCGGGCCATGTACGGCAACCTGATGTCCCCTGCCGTCTCCGGCAGGTCGGCAAGACCGCCGGCCATCTGTGTCAGCCGCGTGTTGATATCGGCAAGAAACCCCTCCGGTCCCATCCGATCGATCGCCTGGGCAATCGTCTGCGGGCTTTCCCCTTGTAATGCCCAACTCAACAGCCGGCGCGCACCAACAGGCAGGTGCGCCAAACGCGGGTCAGGCAAAACTGCTTCCGTGCCGTGAACCGCAGCCGAGCGGCCGGCACTGGCTATTGTCGGTCCCAGAAAACCACCAACTCCACCGACCGCCGCGCCTCGCACCGGGTCACCGCCCCGCAACCATTCATCGAGGGCCCCAGCCCCGCCCTGGCTAATACCAGCAATCCACGACTGCGTCCCTGGAGGCAAATCCGGCGACATGCCGACCGTCGCCCGCAAGCCAGGAATTCGGGAGGCAAGCGCGGTGCTCACGATTCCGGTTGCAAGCTGTGCTCCAGTACTTTCCAGCGGATATTTGTTGTAAAAAGCCCGATCGGCGTCGCGGTATTTATTGAGAAGCGTAATCGTCCTGTCATTGTAATCGTTCTGTGGATGCTGGGGATCGGGCTTGATCGCCTGCAGCCTTGCCGCAATCTGATCTGCCAGTCCGCCGATTGGAATCGGCCCAACATTTAATCCAGCCAGAGCCTGGGTGCCCAGTTCCCGCTTTTTCGCAAGCGCTTCGATCTCCGGCGAAACCGGCGGTTCCGGTGGTTCACCAACAATCTTTCCAGAAGGCAGAACCTGCGGTGCCGGCCTCACTTTGATGCCGAGCTTGTCAAATAAATCGCCTTCTTTCTTTTTTGCAACGGCACCAAGGGGGCGCGCCACATCGTCCGCCGTTTCGGCGGGTAATGTTTTGATGCCAAGCTTATCGAACAGGTCGTCCCCAGCCATTGCTGACCGCCTTATCGAAACGGACCAAATTCTTGCTTGCGATAGGCATCAACCGGACGGCTGCGGCCGCTCGATGCCTGCTCCGGTATTGTAATCCATCCGTTATCTATCGCTTCCTGCAGACGAAGCTTCATCTTTTGCTGCCCAGCAGCACCTTCCCGCTCCCCTATGTCATTCATCATTTCCTGCCGGTCTTTTTTGCTCATCATTTCGAACTGAAATACCCGAGGATCAAAATTGCGCATGAAATTTGCTTCCCACGCCGTCAACTCATGCGGCCCGATTCCGAAGCTTCTTGCCAAAGCAAGCTCTCTATCCTTGATCTGGATCGCATGCATGTTGCCCTCGATCATGTCGAGCAAGCCTTTGTTGGTGTAGGCAGGAAGGTTGACGGACGGATTGGCACCCATCGCCGTACGCATGAATTCGTCGGTTGCGTGCAGCTGGCCAGCCTGCTGCATGGCAAGCTGGGTTGACAGTTTGTCAAAGCTGGTACCAGCGGCAATTTGCTCTCTTGTCATTGTCGGCATGGCACCGAGCAGCCGCCCCATCCACTGATTGATGACGCTTTCAGTGCGAAACGCCGGGCCGAGCTTGTCTTCAAGGCCTTTCACCGCCAGATCACGCCGCATCATGGCGATCGCCGGCACCTGGAATTCCGTGGCGTGCCTGGCCTGAGCCCGCAGGTTGTTTTCCATATCGGTGCCGATCTTGATCTCGGCCTCGCGACCGACCGGCATGCCGGCGACACCTCCCAACCGTGCACGCTCAGCATCAGTCAACGGCGACAGCGGTGCCGGTGGTAAGGCAGGCGGTGACGGCGGTGCAGCAGTCGGCCTCCTTCCAGCAGGCTGTCGAGACTGAGGTGGTGGTGGGGGTGGCGGCGGCTCGGCCGGCAATGTTTCCATCGCCGGGCCATAAGACGATGGCGGCAGATACCTGATCTGTCCGCTGCCCGGATCAACACGCTGTATCGGCGGGCCGCCGGCACTCAGCATATTGCGAAATGCCCACAACGAAGCACGCTGTCCTTTCGGATCCTCATCGCCAGGCACACTCTGCAGAAAACCATTCACTATCCCTGGCGATTGCAAGCCAGTACGGGAAATAAATGTCATAAAATCGTGTATCTTCTGCTTGTTCAGACCTGGCATTCCCATCAATGCATCGGCGCTCGCCTGCGCCTGCGCCATCTGCCGCTCACGCAAACCGAATGCCGCTGTCTCTGACGTGATACCCCCTGCCACCGCCTGTTGCGCACCCCAGCCGATGTTGCCAAGGTCGCGCTGCAAATTTTGCCAGTTGATCGTCCCGTCTGGATTTGTGTTGCGCGCATAAGCCTCGCCGATGCGCTGCTGGCTGCCGAATTCCTGAAAGCCCTTGGCAACATTGAGCAAGTCGCCGAGCTGCCCCATCGGATTGGGCGGCTGCGCCTGCGGATAAGGAATGCCATCAGCCATCTAGCGCTTCCTTCGCTTGTGCCAGTGCGCCGCCGCCTCGCGCAGGAAACCATCCTTTGGTTCCGGCATTGCCTGTGTAGCAGCCCAATCTTGAGCGGCATCGCCTTGAACAGGATTGAGTTGCGCCTGTTCGGTCAGTATCCGCAGCTGCGCCTGCTCGTTGTCGGCAATCTTCTTGCGCAGCCAGGCGCGTTGCTGCATCGGGTCTTTCGGCAAGGTCGATAGATCGTTGATCACTTGCGGAACAGTAACCACACCTTTGCCGATATTGTCGGCGGCGATATCAAATAATTTGGTCCGGATGTTGACCCTGCCAGTATCCGGATCATCAAGTATCTTCTGCATCGCCTGCTTCAAATCATGAAGATATTTGGTCAATGCCGAGGCGTGACGTGAAGACAGCACCGACAACTGCGGCTCTCCGCCCATTCCTGGCGGCATGACCGGCGCCATGCCAGCCGGCACCCCTGGTTGCGGCGTAGCGTCCGAAGCCTGAGCCCCACCAGACTGCTGACCTCCTCCAGAGAGCAGGCTGGCGATCGGGTTGGTATTCATGGCTTAATATGTTCCCTGACCGGTTGTCAAAACTGACAGAGGAATATCAGTATTAGTATAGTAACCCTGGGGGGCATAAGGTGTTAAATTAGTCGGCAAGCCACCAGTCCCCGGCTGCTGCGGCGTTTGCTGACCACCAAGAAGTCTCGGCGCCAGCGCTGCTGTTATTATGCCGGGCCCAAGCCCGCCAAACGCATTGGCGATCCCCATGGCGCCAGCGCCGGCCGCAGTGCCGCCAGCTTGAAACAAATTAGCTAGACCCTGACCAGTGCCGCTGGCCGCTCCCGCTCCCATTTGTACTACGCCCAGCAACGGATTGACCAAGTTCTGCCAACCGCTCTGCGCAAGACCGGTCGCATAGTCAGCTACCCCCTTGAGCACATTGCCACCCTGGCCACTCTTGCTGCCCAAGTTCTGGGCCGTGCGAGTTCCCCAGTCGGTCATGAATTGAAACCCCGGCAACTGCGCCAGCGTCGAGGTCATGTCTGGCCCAGGCGTGAGAAGCTTCATCAGCGGCGATATCGCCGCCGTCCCGGCCTCGCGGAACGGAGCCGTCATCGTTTTGAACGCCTGGATGGCCTGCTGAATGCCCTGCTGCTGCGCCTGCGAGGCCTGCATGGAGCCGTAAATTCCGGCGCCGGCAGTCAGCGCGCTGCCGCCGAGGATTGCTGCTGCAATGAAACCGGCCATCGTGTTTCCCTCATGAACGAGGCAATTCGCTGCTCATTGTCCTTTGTATAGCGCATAACATCGGCAAAGTTCACTGAAAGTTTCCAATCCCTAAGGGCAAGCCAGTGCCCGCGATCGAATCGGTATGGCAGGCAATGTTCGAACACCGACCGGCAGACCTTCTCCTCGTCGAGATCATCAAAGTTTACTGTCAGTGTTCCCGGCATCGAGCTGACGAAAGAAAGAATGGGCTGAAGCCCATCGACAACATCTCTCAACCGTGGATGATAACCCTGCATTCTTATGAAGCTCGTCACCACATCCTCGACCGGCCGGCGCACCACTACACGCTTTGCCATCGGCCAGATATTGTTGATGGCATGAACGGCGTAGAGCGCCGCCCCGCTGTCGCTCATCCCAGTTCTCGGAATACACAGAAAATTCTGCAACTCGCGAACGGTCGAAAATTCCAGCATCTTGTCGTGCCAGCACTTGTGCTCGCCATAGGTGAGAAAGTGTGAGAGCCAATATGAGCGGCTTCGACCAGCGGTGAAGACAATGAACGGAACACTCACGGATCGAGCCTCAGATCGACAGCGAGATGCACGCGGTCGTCGCCGCTGTTGTTGATCTCCATGATCTCGACGCTCGGATCATACCACCAGACCTCCCCAGTGTGCATCGGCACGGTTTCGTCACCGGCCGTGAACAATGCGCCTTCTTCGGCAAACAACACAATACGGTAAGGCGCAAACCAGTTGTCAGAGGCAGTACGACACAGTGCCGCCCTCTTGCCGCTCGCCAGGCGGCTGATCGAAACGCTGCCGAGGCGAACCCCGCCGATGTTGTACATCAGCTTCTTGGCCAGCTCCTTGGCATAGCGCACCCGCTCCATCAACGGCGTATCCTCGTGATCGTGCCGCAGCCAGAGAATGCCTTCCTCGCTTTCCTCGGCCAACAGTTCCGGCTGCCTGGTCAAATAATGCATGACCACCGTGCATTCCGGGCCCATGCCGTTGAGGATTTTCTGCAAGTAACGCATTCTTTCATCCAAGTTGCGTTGATCTGATCAGAAGGTTGTCCCAACCGCGAAGAACCTGGGTCTTGCCGGCCGGCAGCAGATACGGCGCATTCACCCCGAGGGCGTCGATCTGCCAGCCAGGCGGCGGATAAATCGAGAGCGTATTTGTTCCGCCGTTGTGAATCGTAACATCAGAACCTTGAATGAACTGCTTGGGAATCTGGCAGCCGGCCCCCGGTGCCACGGTGCCAAAATCGTTCCAGTCGCCGGTCAGGAGCAGGGCTGTGACTTGCGTGCTGCCGGTAGCAGTGAGCTTCTTCTGTACGCTGGGCACACCTCGGGCCCCGCCTGTCCGATCATACAATGTTTTGAGAAAATCCCGGCCGAACCGGTGCAGATTGCCGCTGATGTGCTCGGTGATCCGCTGCGTCTGCGTCGGAAAATTCTGTGGCTTTGGTACAAGCATCTCAATGCGCCCCGAACAACCGGCCAACACCGCCAAATATCTCAGCAGCAAGCCAGACAGCGATTGCCAGCGGCAGCAGATGCCAGGTGCCAACGGTCGGCAGCCGCACTGCAATACACGCAAACACGAAAGCAAATGTCAGCAGGACAAGGCCCAGGTTCTGCACATCCGCTTCCATCAGCTCTCGTGCATCTCGATCGCATCGTCAGGAATAAACACGCCGTTCAAGGCTGTCTTCATCGGCGTCGCCCAGGAAAGCTCGAACACAAAATCCCGCGCCATGCCCAAGTTGTTCCAGGTCGGCACGAAACGATACTGCCCTTCGGCCCCGAGTGCCACCCCGATCGCGTCGGCATAGGTGGCACCGCCGTTGTGACTCACCCGCAGATAGACCGTCGGCGGCTCGACCACCGGAGGCCCGGGCAGCGGCACCCCGATGATGCCAGGCGTGGCACCGACCTCCATGTCAGCCATTATCCGCCTGACGCTGGCGCGCTCATAGCTCTCGCCGATGACATGTGGAAAGGCCCGGATGCAGGCGATCGCCGTCCCGGCGTCGGTGAAGACACTCTCGTCAACTTTGTAGAGTGCCCCGGTCTGCCAATCGAGACCGAGCACAATGCCGTAACCGAAAGTCGAGAACCCGATGCGGCTCCGGTGCAGCACTCCATTGCCGTCAATCCAGTTGTCCTCGAACCACTGGCCGGTTGCCTTGTCGTAGACCCAGGTCTTGTCGGCAGTCGGGAAATGCAGCCGATAGAACTGATGTCCCCTGATCTGATAGCAATTGCCGATCGCGTCATCGACTCTCGGATATTTGAGAAACTCGCTCTCTATCGCATGCGTGGAAATTCTGTCGGTCACCGAATTGGCGCTCGCCCTGGTCACCACCCGGCCACCGGTCTTATTGTCCCGTCCCAGCCAGTAGATGTCCACATCCTGGGTGGCGATCGAGTACTTGGCAATGCAGCCGTATTCGACCATGGCCCCGGGGTTGATCTGGAACGGAAACGGCACCGTCCCGGCATTCGACCAGACCTCGGCCTTCTGGCTCCCCATCACCATGACCTGCCGCTGCCAGGCCACGCAGGACAGGATCGGATCGGCATAGGCACTCTTGGTCCCAAACGCCAACGGCTGTATCGAGATCGCATTGTTGTCGGTGCAATACCAGTCTCTTCGTCCTGGCTTGTTGAAAATCAGAAAGTAATCGAGGAAGTCCACCCGGTCACTGCCGACGAAATTAGGATCGCCGTAGGGCGAAACCGTATGGCTGAGCAGGTCGATCGTCTGTCCGGCATTGGAACCATCAACCACGATCGCCGTCGTGCCATTATCAGCGATATAAACTGGCGTCGTTCGCACCGCCGGCAACGCCCCGATCTGCGTGAAAACATAATTCGGATCGATATAGTAAATAGCCTGGCCAATAACGGCAAAAACATTCTCGTTGGTTGCCGTATAGATGCAGCGGCCAAGCCCTTGCGCTGGCGGCGTCGAGAGCGGCGTCGAGCCCGGCCGCGGATAGTGAGTGACCGAAACCGGAGGTTTCGACCGCTCCGGATTGATCTCAGGATAGAGGTTGATGCAGCGCTGGGCGTTGGCGGTGAAGCTCGGCCCGTTGTAGGCGCCGCCTATGAGCGGAATGCGGGCCATCAGGAAACTCTCGGATAATATGGGCTAAAACGTTTCCTGCTGAAAAGTTTCTTTGGCGGCCAGCCCCGGCGAACCCTAGCCAAGAAAACAGTACGGTGGATGCCAAGTTTGTCGGCCACACGACAAGCGTTCATTTTTCCCCAAGGCGTATCAATGATGATGCTGCGTCGCATGTTCAACGTCTGTTCAGATTGCGTGGCCCATCTGCAGTTCTTCGGAGAATAGCTGCCGTTCACATCGTTTCGCTCGATCGTAAGGCCAGGAGCCCAGGTGACCTCCATGTCCTGCAAGAACTTGTTAAGATCGTGCCATCGTCGGCAAACCTTGATACCACGACCACCATAATTCTCATAATCCCTATTGTCAGGATTGTTGCATCTGTTCAGCATGCGATACCAAATTTGATAAAAAGGATGATTGCTATTGCCGTGGACCTTGCTGCCCTTACTGGCCCGCTCCTTCTGCAGGCAGCCACATGACTGGCTCTTGCCAGACCTCAGGTTGCCAGCATTTACCCACTTGAAAGCTCCGCATTCGCACTGACATCGCCAGGTGTGACTGCGGTTCACCATGCCTCGGTAGTCGATCACTGTCCAACGACCGAACTTTCGGCCAGACAGGTTCTCCGTCCTTGCGGGCAGTTTCTGCATCTTCAGCATCGCCCCCTCCCTCAAAAGAGGCGATCTTGGCATTTAATGCTACTGATGTCAAAATGTTAGTATACCTGATCACTGAAGACGTTATATCTCTGCGCCGGCGCCCGCACCACCGTCGCCGGCATGTAAAGCTCGGGGATCGCCGCATGGGCGTTGCGCACGGTCGCCAGTGCGTCCTGCGCCATCTCGTTAAGCTTTGGATCGTCCTTGAGACCCTTGCCGTAGCGCTGCCTGGTCCACTGCGCTAGGTTGAATTTCATCGCCGGGATGACGAACGGCGGCAGATTGGAAAAGTCTGTCGCTGCAGTCAGCGCCAACGGATAGACATCCTTGAGCGTCAAATGCAGCTCATAGATCGCCGCATTGAGGACCGGCCAGGGAAAGACAAACCCGAGCGGCATCGCCGGATCATAAAACACGTAGTAGCCGAACGAGGTCAGCTGCTTCAAAGCGATCCGGTTGTACTGCTCGCGCGAAGGAATGATCTCGACCGGATAGTCGATCGGCATCCCGGTGATGTTCACCTGGCGGAAGAATGCCGCCTCGATTTTGGCCGGCCGCGGCGTCACGTTGAAATTGCCATTAGGCCCGACGCTGTAACTCTGCGCTCCGGTCGAAGTGAACGCGATATCCAGCGTGTGCCAGACCAGCCAACGCTTCTCGTTCCACAGTGCCAGCATATCGGAGAGGTCGGTGAGGCCGCGCGCCGCTTCCATGCCGCCGGCGACCTGTCCCATGCCGACGACACCGCTCCGCTCAAGAGCGTCGGTTACGATGTCGCCGGCCGTGGCCACGGCTTATCCTGCCACACGCTCGGCAGCGGGAGGACGAACTGCCGGCGCCAGCTTCCGTGACCCGCGTTTCACGCCTTTTGGCCAGCCCTTGTGACTTTTGTGCGGGTTGGGCGCGCTGCCGGTTTTCATCGCATCGAGTTGTGTCTTGATCGCGTCGAGCTGCGCCTTGAGCGCGGCATTCTCATCATGGAGCTTCTTTCGCTCCAGTCTCTCAGTTTCATCGACCTCGACCTCGATGATGCGGCCAAGCCGAGGCGGCGGTCCGAGGCCGAGCCGTCCTCTCACCGCAATTTCCTCGTCCTTGCTGTTGACGATGATCGGCTGGCCCTGATCGTCGAGCACCGGCACCGGAGCGTCTTTCTGTGGGCGACTGCCGGAATACTCCATTTTCCCGGTTTGGGAATTCATGTTGCCGTGACGCTGCTTCCACGCCTCCAGGTAGGCATCATCGCACTTGATTACGATGACCTTGGGAAACTCGGCAAATTCCTGCTCGGGAATTTTCCCGCCGCCCGGATAGTTGCGCGGATCGGTCTGCGGCGTCACCGGCAGATGCATCGGATATTGAAGCTGTTGAACCACGATTTTTCTCCTGACTCGCTGCACCATCCATCATGCTTTTAACTTGACCGCATGCGCTTCTTGGTCGTCAGCTGACTTGGCGATGACCGGCAATCCTGTCACCTGATCGTCGCCGAGATACTTGGGCCATTCCTGCGGCTCATAAGCCGCAGTCATCAATCGGGTGATCAGTTCCTTGTCGCCGCCAAGAGCGGCAACGTACTGATCGATGGTGTAGGATTTCTCGACCTCAGGCATGTCGGTCTCCATTAAGGTTCATAGTCATACTGCCACTTTCGTGCCGGGAAAGATAGGCCTGCATCTTGTCGAGCAAGGCAGGCTCCTCGTTCAACCGGCCTATCGTCGAGTTGCAACGAAAACACAACAAGCCCCGCACCCTGCCAGTGGCGTGGTTATGGTCAACGGAAAGACGCTTTTTCTCGCCAGTGTGATGAGCAAAAGCGGTCTCATCGGTTCCGCAGATGGCACACACATTACCTTGCTCAGCCAGCATGCAATCGTAGTCTTCAGCCGTGATGCCGTATTTCCGCAGATACCAGCGGTTGCGCTCATATTTCGGAAAGCGTTCCCGGCGAGATTTCCATTTGCGGGCATGCCATGCCTTCTTGGTCTCTCCCGGTTTGCGTTTGAGATGCTCGCGCCACTCGAAATTGTCTGGGCCATATGGTTCGTCAGATCGCAGTCGGGCCAGCGTATACTTGTCGCCGGGGCGCTCACCGATATCCTCAACAAACCTCCAAAACTCCATCCATTCTTGAGTGAGGCCGGCATGCTGCTTACGCTCAAACCAGAGATGGTAGTATTTGTGCGCACGTTTCGACTTGTGACCATCAAGAGTACCGGTTTTATAAAGCCGCTGATAATGCGCTGAGCAATAGCCGATCTTCTTTGCCCACTCATCACATCCGGAAACCTTACAGGTTGTGCCTCGATTAACCGCATTGATACGCTCCAGGCGGCCATAAACATTCAACCTGTTATAGTGCACCGAACACATACCGCCGGCATGCGTAGAGCGTAGACATCCAGACACACTGCACTGAGCCATAACCCCCTCCATGTTTGACACGGAGGGAGTTTATTGTTTGGTATCCTGTTTGTCAAGGCACACTATCGGCGACCACCACGCCCCACTCTGGACGTACAAACAGGAACCCGAACAGCACATCAAGACGGGTGATACTCTGGTCAGTGCCGATGACGTATTGCGTCACCGATCGCATGCTCACTTTGTCATACATATGCCTAGCCGCCTCTTCGACACCTCTCGGCAACGGCAGATCGCCGGTCGCCATGGTGATCATCTGCGGCGCATAGACAATGTTCTTGCGGTAGGTCACGCCAGGGTTGGTGAACAGCGTGATCGGTGCCGCATTGGCCGGCGAGGCCGTCACCGTCTGAAACTGCACCGGGTTGCCGCCTACAGGCGGGACGATCGCAGGATAGATCACCAGCGAGGTCGCGCCGTTTGCGGCACTCGTCGTGACCACGAATTGCCGCGCCAGGCCGGTGGTTACCTTGTTGACCCGGTTGACCGCATTAACGCCGGTGATGGTGATAATGTCGCCGGCCACTAGCGTGCCGGTGATGGCGTTCACCGCCAGCGTGGTTCCGGCCTGGTTGGCGCCGTTGACGGTACCGGCTGTGAATGTCCCGGCCGTGTGCTTCAGGATCGTCTGGTCGTTGAACCACAAGCCGCCGAGCGCCCGGTACATCACGCCTTCGTAGTACTGATCCTCGATCGCCGAAGCTGGGTTGAGCAAGCCAGCCAACGCATTGACGACCTTACTTTCAGTCCGCGGATCGTTGATGATCTTGCGGTTGGCCATCGGTGCCGAGTTCTCACGCAAGATTGCGCCCGCATCGAGATATTGCTGCGAGCCAGGATTGAGGATCGCATTGGCGCCGGACAAGTTAGCGGTGATGTTCGAGATGCCGCCCTCAACGCCAGCCATGATTGTTGTCGCCACGTCACCGGCCAGGTTGTTCATCATCGGCAGCAGAATGCGCTCGGCGAAATCGTCGAGGCTCAGCAGCAAGTCAGCCTGCGTGAAGCTGACATCAACGCCATCCTGGGTCGCCATGGTGAGCGTCGTAGACTGCTCGGCCGTATCCTGCACCGAAGCCGCAACGCCATGCCGGATGGTGTAGTCGTTGGGAAGACGGATACGCAGCGTGTTGCCGATCTTGGCACCGCCGCGGCCGAATTCCTCGTCGAATTGTTTGTCGATGTTTTTGATGAAGGCGTTCGAGTTGACGAAAATTTCGATCGCCTCCCTCGTGATCATTGCGATCGTAAGGAGTGCGTTTGCCATGGAGGAGGTTTCCCGCGCTGTCTGGGTTCCGGTTTCAGTCGCAGCAGCACGGGTTCACGCCCGGACGTATTTCCATGGCTCCGGTTCTCGCCGGGACAAGCAGGGCCCAATACCTGCCTTGGGTATCTTGGCATCGGTTTTGCCGGACTGACGGCAGCCGCCGAGACGACCTCGATCAGGTAATCGATGTAAACGGTCGCGCCGTACATCAGGCAGCCTTCCCTCGGCTTGCCAGCCAGCGCTGACGCTTCTGAATACTTCGCCGACGGTACCACTCATCATCGGTCAGGTTGTCGGCAAGATCAGTTGAAATACTGCCGCCGGTTCCGCTGCTGATCGGCTCGATCGGCGGCGTGGCGTTCGAGGTGCGCCTGACCTCCGGCGCATTCGGCAGCGCCATCTTGATAAACTCGGTCAGCCGCCTGTGCGGCGGCAGATTGTAAATCCTGGCGGCGTTTTCGAGATTGCTGCCCAGCTCATAGAGCACCTTTGCCGGATTGTCGGTGGCAAGAATAGCCTGCATCGTTGCCGGCTCGGCAATGTCGCCGAACACGGAGGGAATTTTGGCAACGGCCGCGTCGAATTTTTCCTTGCTGTAGACTTCGACGCCTTTCTCATAGGCCTTGGTGCTGTCTTCGACGAATTTGTTTTGCTCGCTCTTGATCGTCGCCCGCTGCTCGGCCGCAGCGTTCACCGCGCTCTGGAATTCAGCCTCGGTACGGAAGAACCCTTGCGGCGGCGGTGGCTGCGCCGGATCGGCCGGAGGCGGCGTGCTTATGCGCTCTAGCCGCGCACTGACTTCTTCGAGCTGCCGCTCGAGCGCCTTGAGCTGCCGGTGCTTCGAAGCCATCTCTTTGGCCGCCCACTCAGGAAGATTACCTGCTTGGCCACCCGGTTCAGTTCCCGCCGGAGCTGCTGGCGTTCCAGATAGAGGAGCGGCCGTCGCGGTACCCTCTCCAGTTGCCACCACAGGTGGTTCGACCGCAGATGCGGGCGATGCGCCCACAGTTCCAGTTTGACTTTCGCTTCCTGCGCCGGGTTCAGCCATCGTCGTAATCCTACCCTAATGCATTGTCCCAGTGAGCTTTTTCCCACCCATCTTATACTCTTTCTCGCGGTCTTCGCAAATGGCATCGTAAATGCGCTCCTTCATTGCTTCGGAAACATCTGATCTGCCAAGCATATTTGACAGCATCTTGCGCGCTAGCTCGGTAAAATATCGCCAGGCCGGAACCCGATGCAGCACACTGCCATCCGTCTGGTGCTCCCTGCCGCGCATGAAATCCCGCAAGGCAGGGAAAGCCCTGCGAAAAGCCGCTGATCGCTGTTGCGTGTTAGGGGAGTTAGGCATCTTATCGTCGTAGTAGAACCGAGCCGCCAGTTCCACAGCCAAGGCCCTGATGGTCTGCTCCTGCTTGTTGTCGGCATAGGTCAGGCGCATTTCGCGCTCGATCTCGCGCAGCATCTCCTTGGCTTCAGTTAAATAGCTCATTGGCCTGCTCTTCGGTAAGCACGACGCTGATTTCGTTGCCGATCATAGTGACCTTATGTCCCGCCCTCGCCAGCAACAGCAATGCCAATTTCACCGCCGTCGCCCGTGGCACGGTAAAGCCTGGCACCCCGCCAAGATTGATCCGCACACTCCCTGGGATCGCCTCGACCTCGTAATTCGGTTCGCTGATCATCGTTTGTTCCATGGCTTAAAGTCCAAAAGGTTTGCCGGCTCCAGCTCCGACCAGTTGCCATCAAAGCAATATGCACGATCGTCGATGGTCAAAAACGCCGCCGGCTTTTCATTGGCAAAAATGATCGGATACGCTTCACCATTACGTCCAGCCATCGGATGGCTGGAGCCAAATTCTTCCTCGGAATTCTGCATCATCCAGGCCAGCATCGCCGTGCGGCCAGCTTCGGTCTTCGATCGGCTCGAATAGATAACTACCTCGAACCACTCCGTCGCCTTCCACAACCACCGTAGAGCACCGGGCACCGGACCGTCGGGAATCGTGTGCTCATTCACCCATGGGCTGTCATAGGCATGCACCACACCGTCGAAGTCCACGCAAAGCGTTTTTTTCATTTGCGCTTGCGCCCTTTGCCGCGCATCGGCTTCACTTTTTCGCCGGCCCGGCGGGCCTCGGAGAGCGCGATCGCGATCGCCTGCTTGCGCCCACCAACAATCGGTCCCCTCTTCGAGCCGCTGTGCAGCGTGCCTTCCTTCCATTCATGCATTACCTTTTCCACTTTTCCCCCGCCAGGATTGCCATGGCGAGGAGAAGAGGCGCGCTCATGCATCCCGCGCAGCCCGCGCGCAACTTTACTTTTTGCCGCCTCGGCCACGATGCTTCCTACCTCGCTTGCGCTCTTTGCGCATCAACTTGTTGAACAGCTTGATATCCTTCGCCCGGTCCTCGTGCTTCTCGGCCGGACTCTTGCCCTTGATGCGATAGTTCTCCCGGTTCTGCTCCTCCTCGTGCGCCTGACGGCTCTTCACCCGGAACATTTTCCGAAGCGCCGGCTGGTCGGGACCGGTCCCGATCTGCTTGTCCGGGTTGTCGGCACGGTCTTCCTTCTCGCCCCCTTCCGGCTGATGGGGGCCGCGCCAGACCTTCTCAGCATGGCTCCGGTGCGGCACAGACATCATGCGCTCGCGGTCGCTCCGCAACCGCCTCGCAATCGCGCTCCTGGCTTCAGGCATGCGTTTTCCTCCCTCGGGTGGCCTGGTGATAGGCCGCCAGCATTCCCTCGCCTAGGCGGGCTTGCTTGGCCCGCCATTTGGCCCAGCCCGACCGCTTCTTGCCAAGCGGTGGCACATACTCGCCGGCCTTGCCGGCCACCGTCTTCGTTCTTGGCGGTTTCACAGCTCCTCGGCTGCGCTTGTGGCGCTCACCGAGAGCCAGGTCAGCGCCGCCAGGACCACCCTTATGCGGATATGGCCTGCCACCGAACGGCCTGGCGCTCGAGAGTTGCGGCGGAGCGGTGATGCGCCGCTCCTGGCGGGCACGGTCAGCCCGCATCTGCATCACGACCTTCGACGGCATCGCGCCCTCCTATTTCGGCGTCCAGGCATTGCAGCAAGCCAAAGGTTCAATCTCCTCCTTGAGGTCGAAGAACCTCGGCAGCTCATTGTTCAACAGCACATAGAGACCGCACCGCGCTCCGCCGTAAAAGCAATTCTCGCACCGCACCTGCGTCCTGGCAAGGTAGTCGCTCTCCTCGACGCCGATCAGCCTGGCTTGCCGACGGCCGTCGTACTCGCCCTTGAGGTAAAACCCGCAAGTATCGTTTGGCGCGACATCGCGCTTCGACAAGATCACGCAAACTCTATTGGCCTTGTCGTACTCGATACACGATGAGCACTGAGCAAAGTCCCTGATCTTCTCCGGATTCGAGTAATAGAGAAATGCATCGCGCTTGATCTTACGCGCACTCCGCTCCGGTTGCGCACTCTGGCCAGTGAGGCGCTCGCGATCAGCACGCAACCGCTCGACAACCCGGGACGGCATATCAGTCATCCGGCCAGAACAGGAGCGGCGGCATCACGTTGCGAAAAAGATACAAGACAGCCACGAGAGCAACCGGACCAGTAATAAAGCCTACAAACCAGCCAACAAGGAACATTGTCATTGAAATGTCCTTTCCTGCCCTGGCCGGCTTTCCTCCGGCGGCGGCGCATTCGGGTCCGCCGGCTCCGGATTGAGCTGATCGGGCCCGCCGAGCTGCTCCTGTGTGCCGTCGACCACCTGAGCCACATTGAACCCCAGCATCTGGCTGAGCACCTGCTGCATCACCGCCCGCAACGGCCGGAGGTCACCGGACTTGGCTGCATCTACGACGGCATTGGTCACCCCGGTCAACCGCCTGGTCTCGGCATCGTATACCCCGATATCGTCCTTGGCCTGGCGCTCCCTGATGCGAATGCGCTCCTCGGCGAGACGCTGCAGGAGGTCGCTGATCTGCTGCGTCTTGTCCTGCACATCGCCCTGCAACTGCTGGATCATCGGTCCGATCGTCTGGTCGTCGAGCAGCCACGGCGCTGTCTGTGTGATGTGGCGCTTGATGCGCTCGCTGATCAGGTCAGCCATCGGGAAATCAGCTGACCTAAACATCAGATCGCCGATGATATTTATCAACTCCGGCGAAGACGAAATGATCTGCACGAAGGCGTTGAACGCCTCCTGCCGCTGCGTCTGGTACGCCGGCCCAATGTCGGCCTGCACGCTGTACTCGCCCATCTTCGGGTTAAACAATATCTCGATGACCTTCGTGTCAGGCTCGAGCCTCTCGGTGTAAGCCTCGCTGGCATTCGGATCAACGGTGATCGCCTGCTCGGTCCCGTCCTTGGCCATGATCTTCAGCACTCGCTTGGTATCATAGATGTACGGCGCCAGGTCAATGATGATCGTCGCCGTGTGCTGGATGGCCATCGCCAGATTATCCAGGAAATGATAGGTCGAGGTCTCGCCGATATGCACTCGCTCGGTGATCGCCCGGGGCGTGCGCTCGAGCTGCGGATTGGGCTGCTGCGCCGCATATTGACCGGACGCCATTTCCATCTCTGCAGCCGCAACGCGTATCCCCATCTCATAGGCCGGAGCAGTTGATGGCGGATCAGGCCTGGTCGGTGCCGGTATCTGCTGTCCGTCCTTGGTGAACCCTTTGTACGGCAACACTGCCGCATTCTTGACGTTCGACGAGAACCACGCCGGCTCATTGCCCTCGATCGCCTCGGCCGGCGCCACCCAAGGCGTCTTCGTCTGCAGTGCTCCGAATTCCACCTGAGCACTCGTGTTATAATTGTACATTCGCTGGGCATCTTTCAGCTGGCGCACGTGCCCGGTTCGATGGAGCTTCCCGTCGATGATCTTCTCCCGGCCAGGAAGACGGACGATCGGAATGTAACGGCCCTGCATCGGCTGCGTCGGCTCGCCGCCCTCCTTGAGCGGCCTGCCGTCGCGGCGATCGACGATCACGCTGCCAGCGATCTTGAACCACTCGAGCTGCGGCCTTCGCACCTTGCGCTTTTTCTCGACCAGCCTCTGGATGTCCCCGCGGCGGTCCCAGCCGCGCGGGATATCGCTCATCAGAAAGACCGAGCTTATGCCGTGCTGGTCGCGCACCTCGACCAGGGTATCCTCAATCTGCACAATGCGGAAAAATTCAGCGATCCGCACATTGTATTCACTGGTCCAATTGTCGTTCTCGCCGAGCTGCGGCCCAGCCATCACGTCCACATCCGGCCACAGCGCCTCCGCTTCCTTGCGCGCAATCTCGTCGAACACGAACGCAAACTGCGCATCGGAACCGTCGTGCTGCTTGATGTTGGGGTCCATGTAGACGGCCAGATGATGCTTGACCGGGCAAATCTTGATCGCCTGGTCAAATGTCTTCGCATCCACATAATCGGTAAGAACCCTCCAATAGCCGATGCCGCCCTCGACCTGGCTCTCGACCGCGTCATCGTAAATCCGCTGCGCCTTGCTGCTGTATTCGATGTTGCGGAACAGACTCTCGTAGACCTCGGCCGCCTTGAAGCTCACGCTCTCGCCAACAGGGGAGACCTTGATCGATGGCTTGTTCTTGCGGCTGTCATTGACAATCTGCAGCACATGCTGCGCCGTCTTGTTCACCGTCAGTGCAGGACGGTCGGCCGTAATCCTTTCCTTGAGCAGCTTCGACGGCCACTGCCAGCCGTTGTCGGGATCGGCATTGGCAAACTGGGTGTCATTGACGAAGTATTTGCGAAAGTCATTTTCCCAGTTCTGGCACCACTCGAACTTATTCTTTGCATCGATGACGATGCGGTCATCCTCGGAGATCGCCAGAGCTTCCTCGCGATGCAGCTCCTGAAAACGGTATTCCGAGCGCATTTCTCAAACTCACACACGCATCCAGCCCTGCTGGTGTTCCATCCGCTCATACTGCCACTCGGTTTCCACGGGGGCAACACCTTCCCGCTCCTCGCCGTCCCGCTGCGCCACAGCGAAATATCTTAAACTGTCAGCAGCATGAGTCGACCAATCGTCTTTGGGGTTCACCGTGCGTTCGCCGGTGTCGGGGTGCACCGCAAACTGATAGTGCCGCAATGCCTGCAGCCCGTCAGCACATTTCTCGGCATCAAAATACATCCTCGGAAACAGCGCTCGCGTCGCATTGATGCCGTTCGAGACAGCCGAAGCCCCAAGATGCTTCACCCGCCGCACCCGGCCCTCGTAGCCGCTCTCCTTGAACTGCCTGGCTACTGTCTTCGGCGTCGAGAGCCCGCCAGAAGAGTAAGCATCGTGCGGCAGCCAGACCTCGCCGATCGTGTATTTCTTGCCAGCGATGACCTGCAGATAGTGGTCGAGTCCGTAACCGGAATTCTGGTAAAAATCTATCAGGTAATAGTCGAGCCCGACCTGCTGGACAAACCAGATCGCCGTCATGTCCCGCCGGCCGAGGTCGAAATAACAGTTCACCTTGCGGTCAAGCATGTGCGGAAACCTAGCGATGCGTTTCTGCTCGACCGCCAGCTGTATTTCTCTGGCGTAAATCGCGCCCTCGATCACCGCCCGCGGCTTGCCGCCCCACACCGTCGCATAGCCGATCGGGTCTTTGCGCTCCATGTCGAGGCGCTGATGGTCGAGCACCTCAGGAAACCATGGATTGTCAGCCCAATTGACCTCCAGCGACATCGTTCCGGTCGGGGGGTCGGTCACCCAGTAAGCGTAGGTGTAGTCGGTATCGAGTTCCGGGTTGAATGTCACCCAGATTTCGCTACCCTTGCCAAACGGTCCGAACGGCGCCGGCTTGCGGATCGTCGGCAGCAGCGTCGTCCACGATGACTTGGAAACCATGTGCGCCTCTTCAACCCAGCAGATGTCGATACCCTCCATGCTCTTGATCTCGTTGATGTCGTGACGCAAGCCAGCGAAAATGAACTCGCTACTGGTGAGCAGGTTGTCGATCGTGGTGTTCTTGACCACAAAACCGTTCATGCCGAGCAGCCCGATCTGGTCGGCCAGCAGCTTGTGCACACTGTCGCGGATCGATTTCTGAATTTCCCGGCAGCAGAGGATGCGAAGCTTTCTGCGGCGGGACAGGATAAGGAGGGCACGCGCCGCCGACCAGGACTTCATCCCCCCGCGGCCGCCGTACATCACCTTGTACGGTGCAGGACGGAACAGCAGATGACCAACATCCTCGGCAAATTGCACTTTCATCGTTTTACTGCTGCAGCATATTTCCTGCTGTAGTCTGCCAGACTTGCACATTGCGCACTGTTATCGGGGCTATTGCACTGCCTTGAAGACCGAGGAAAAAATGCTGAAGATCGAATATGCTGAAAACCGTTTCATCGGTCGGCGGCGTGACATTCCCTTTGCCGCCCGGCCAGGTCACAAGCCCGGTCGTCACCGGACCTCCCATGGGCACACCGTCGAAATAAGCCTGCACCGATCCCGGCCTGTTCCTGCGGCCAGAGATCCACAACGCCCCATAACGATGCGGACCGGCAATTCCTCCCGGACTTGCGCTGATGGCACTAACGTTGTTGTTCTCGATCTGCGGCGGGCTCAGCGTGCCAGACACCGGATAGCCATAGAAATCATGCAGCGTCTGCCAATAATAGTTCAAGTTGGGCGGCTGTCCGGCATAGTTGAAAAACCCGTACTCCATCACGTCAAGTTCGCCATAATGAACATAGCCCGATGGCTGCTTCGCCGCCTGGTCCCTGTCTCCAGCCATCTCCCAGGACAAGCCGACGAAGGCAGGCCAGTCTCCGTTGGCTGCAATAACCAAGCCAGGATTGAAAGTGATCGCAGCCTCGAAATAGGCTCCTCCGCCCCAGGCACGGCCTTGCATCGGCGAACCGCGAACACCGGAGAGACATGCAGTCGTGATGCTGGCCGAAAGCACAAGCCCGTCTGGCGTCATCGCCACGCTGTTTGGCGCAGACGGTTTCGCCCAGAACTGCTTGTCCATACACCAGTTGTATCCGCCAACTCCAGAATTGTTCACATCGATCGTACCGACGTCGGTGAAATCATCATTGAATACCAGTTGGTATCCCCCAGCCCCCGGGCCATCCGAAACATGCCGATGTTTGATCGGAGATGTCACCAATCCGGCCACGACGATCAGCGCTGCAACTCGTATCATCATATCCCCGCCACCGTCCAATTCGTGCCGTTGAAATGTCCTAGAACTTTATTGGTCCCGCCTCCAGCAATAATAGCACCAAAGGTATTCGCGGTGGAGTCGGTGAATCCGCACAGCGTGCCCTGCCCAGGGTTAGGTGGCGCTTTGTTGAATGCAACTGCATCGACGACAACAGGTTGAGACGCCGATGTAATCGTGAATACATTGTTGAAATTTACCCCAGCCGCAGCACCTACCACGGGTTGCAATACAATAGTCCCTAAGCCAGTAAATTCATATGTTAATGTTACGGCATTTGCAGTATTAACGTGTACATCTATAAACAGCGGATTATTGCCGCCATAACGTATCTGATCTATACATGAACCACTTATGCTTTGACCTGAAGTTCTTATATACACGCCTTTATCAAAGGATCGCGTATTGATATCCATATCAGCGAATGTTTTTACGCCGGCAGCAATATTATCGTCGGCTTCAAACCTCAGCTTTCCTAGTATGTTGAAGTCGCCCCATGCTACCTGCGTAATGATACGATACCAGCCTATACCACCAGTCAGCTGTATTTGCCCAGGTACATTCGATGTTCCCCCTGGTGGAAATTGTTTGCTTACGATTGTAGATACATTAGACGGAGAAATGACTGGGTTGACAGGAGAGAGAATGGATAAAATACCGCCAACCAAGGGCACAGCGCCAACAATTGGAGCATCACTCAATGCTCCAACGCCGATAAATCGGCATTTCAAGGTAACAGGATTATTTGCGCTGGCCACATGAACATCGAGTTGAATCGTATTTACACCGGCAGAAACCCGGATCTGGTCAATGATATTTCCTATGTTTCTTGCTACGCGTAAATTAGTTAATATTGTTCCGGATGTATTGCTGTCTACATCGAATTCCCAACCGCCCCATGCGGCTCCGTCGTACACCGACAAACGCATACGTCCAGATAAAATAAATGAACTTGATCCTTCGGATGATTGCGTCAGTAATGTGTACCACCCAATTCCGCCGGATAGGTTTACTGATCCCTTGATATTAGCCGTACCAGCGATATCTGTAACAGCACCAACTTGCTGCTGATTCGTGTTAAACCCGTAACCCCATAGTGCATCAACGCCCAAGGCCGGAGATGAACGCCCTGATCCTGCAAATATTTTGGCATCAGATGGCCCGAGCTCTGCTGAATGCCATTGGCCCTGGGTAATCGTAGGTGTTCCTGTAAGTTGCCAAACGCCATAGGTTGCAATTATGTTTGTTCCAATATCAGCATCAGTTATCGTGTATATTCCACCATCTGGCGCATATACTGTAACAGTATGAGCTGAATTGTTTATTTCCATAGCAACGGAATATACAGATCCTGGGACCAAATAATGAGAGAACGAACCGATGCCGACGAAAGCTCCTCCATTGATACGCTTACTAAGCGTTCCACCAAATGGCGAAAACGTAAAATGCAACATTGTATTGAGAATACCACCACCAGTAAATCCATCTGCAATGAGCGTCCATCCAGCATTGCGATCGTTTCCAGTACCAGAGATAGGAATATAGGAAAGGCTTCCAGCTATTCTAATGATATTTTGTCCATATGGAAGATATGCATAACTATTTGCCGTATTCTGCCAAGCCCCATTCTTAATTACAGCCGTAGCTGCCCCTGGCCCAGTTACTACCCACGTCTGCCCGGTCGGCGTCAGCTTGCCGTTAAGCAGCGTACCGTCGACGACGTCAAAGTCGTCCCAAATGACCGGCAGGCGCGAGGCCATCGCCGCACGCCGCTGAAAATTCGGTATCGCCAGCTTCCACCACTGCCCATCAGCCGACTGAAACCCGCCGGTATTCGGCCCGGCAGCCGGAATATACATCGCTCCGCCGCCGTCTCCGGGGGCAGCAAACCCGGCAGTCGTGATCGAACCCGGCAAAGGCCGGCCAAAAGTGAAAGCGCTGGCAGCAGCAACGCTGCTGAAATTGACCACCGGACCTGCATTGATGTAACTCAGCAGGTCGCTTAGCAACATGACCGGTCGGTCGTCTGGATAGAGATTGGGCGACAGCTCGAACATCTCTCGCCCGGTAAGGTCGGCAGAGAACAACTGTAGTGCCCTCGACAGTGTCCTGTTGAACGGAACCTGGGTGTACCCCGGCATATTTCACTCCATCGCGACTATCCGAAGACGTAGCCTCTGCTGAGACCGCGGGTGATCGCGACTGGAGACAGTAAAGCTACATTGCGTTGTGTCAACCGTTGCCACGAAGGCGGGTCGTCAGTGGTAAACTGCGGGTACGCCGGATTGAACGGCTTGACGGTCGCCTCATAAAGGGCAGCCGGGTATGGTGCCCTCCACTGCCATACCGATGGATCGTCGACAGTGAATTGAGGATAGGACGGGCTAACCGGCTTGGTTACAGCAACAGTGGTCAGCAACGCTGCATTGCGCTGTAACGGCTGCTGCCACGACGGCAGGTCGTCAACACTGAACTGCGGATAGAGCGGGTTGAACGGCCTTCCGGCATAAAGCGCAAGTGGATACGACCTCTGCCACTGCCAAGCCGACGGGTCGTCGACAGAAAATTGAGGATACGAAGGAGTAAACGGCTTGACCGTCGATTCATAGAGAGCAACCGGATAAGGCGTCCTCCATTGCCATGCCAGATCATCAGCAAAAAACTGTGGGTACGAAGGAGTAAACGGCTTGGCTACGGCAACCGGCGCCAGCAACGCCAGGTTACGTTGCGGCAGTCGCTGCCAAGGCGGCGCATCGTCATAACCAAGGTCGCGTCTGTTGACGAACGGGTTGCCGCTGTAAAGGGCTACGTTGTATGATTTCTGCCACTGCCACGTCGGCGGATCGTCAACACCGAACCCCCGGTACGAAGGAATGAAAGGTGGCTTGACTGTCGATTCGTAGAGAGCAACTGGGTACGGCGACTTCTGTTGCCAAGGTGGATGATCGTCAGCAAGAGAACGCTGGTACGACGGCTTGGCTGCTGTTCCCACGGCCCAGGTGAGAACGATAACTCCTTGCGCGCCGGCCCCCGACGTGGAGGACGTGGTGCCGGAACACGCGGCACCGCCGCCACCGTAGAGGCCACCCTTCCCGCCAGTCTCGCCGGATAGTGATGCACTCGTCGCACCCCCACCACCACCCGAGCCCGCTGTTCCCCATTCCGTTCCATTGCCGCCCGCAGTACCGGGGTCACCACTGGTGCCGCCGACCCCTCCAAAGGAGCCGTCACCCTGTCCTCCAGAGGACTCGTTATTAGCATCAACTCCCTGATTGCCAGCCGCGTTCGGCCCTCCCGCGCCTCCTGCCCCACTAGCCCCAAAAGTGGTGATGCCATCTCCGGTCGCATTGCCGCCACGACCGCCGGCAAAACCGGTATTGGCGGGGTAATTATTTGCTATCGCGCCACCCGCGCCACCGTTGGCAGTGCCGTTGGATTGGGTTCCACCCTTACCCGGATCGCATCCAAGAGCCGTGCCCGTGGTCGGGTAGACAGTCGAGTTAAACCAGGTCTGGCCACCGTTGTTACCATTTGTCGGATGCGTTGATACGCCGGCTCCGCCAACACCAATACGATAGGTGGCCGTTGTCGTTCCCGGCGTGGCGAAGGTGAAATTCGTTATCTTGTTGTAAGCGCCGCCGCCACCACCGCTGACGTTGTTGGCGTCTGCAACGATGTTGCCTCCACTTGCGCCACCGGCAATGCCTTCAACTGAATTGTTTGCGTTATTCCAAGTGGGATCACTCGTTAAAGTCTGGTTGCTTCCGGCGCCGGTGGTCAGAATCGTTTGCGCAAGGACCGGAACATAGTAAACCTGGTCCTCGCCAAGCCGATGAAACAATAAAAACCAGCGCCGCTGAAATCCCCCGTCGTCCGGCCACTGGTTGAATAGAACGGTAACCTCGCAACCGTCCCGGTAGCCAATAAATTCGCTGTTCGCAATCCATTGCCGGTTGCGCCGATCCAGCAAATCAGGCCAGCGATCGGGCCTCATCAAAACCCTGTCGTCGTTACAGCGTCAATCAGCTGCTTGCACGGCAAGAATCTTCGCTCAAAGAGACTCATAGATCATGTGAGCACCCATCGCGCTGGCTGTACCGCCGGTGAAGGCGCTCACGGAAGCCTCTCCATTCGAGGCAGTGTTGCCAAGAACCGTGAAACACTCCTCCAAACGGTTGGCTCGCCAGAAGGCGTTCCCGCCGAACGTGTTGAAAGACAAGTTGGCCAAGTGATTGGCCGTGTCGCGCTGCGGCTTGACGGTCGCATTGCTGTTCCCTGTGAGCGCCGGAGCCGCCAAGGCTGCAGTAGCTGGATCGAGAATGCTGTCGTTCTGCCCGGCCCCGTCGGTGTTGGCGCCGGTTCCAACAGTACTGTCCCTGGACAGAAGCATGATCATCACTGCACCGGAGCCTTGCTGACCAGTCAGCGATATCTCCCAAACCTTGTTGAGCTGGGTAGCACTGCCGCCCCGGAGAAGAAACGGGTACGTCGCATCGACCAAGGCGGTCGCATCCGCAGTCGGGGTTGGCGAGATTGTCGTGACAGACGTGATTCTCCTAGCCATGAACGTTTCCTTTCTTGGCTGCCTGGTTCAAAAACTCGTCGATGACTTGGCTGAACGGCTTGCACTCTCCCGTTCTCGCACGCTTTGCTGCACAATCGTCGCACTCGTAGGCATCGTGCTTGGAGCACCAGGAACGGTCTCGTGTGCGCAGCGGGTTCATCACGATCAACCGCTCGCAGACGTGACACTTGACAGCAGGGAACTGCCCCCTTGTGCCCCCGGGCACGGCCATGCGAATGCCGGCCAGGACAGGGACGTCCTCCGGGTTCACGCCAGGGGATTCCCGGTGATCTATTTCCAGGTATCCTTCCAACTCCCGTTTCGAGAACATCGTACGCTCCTAGTTCTTGACAACCTTGAGAGCCAGTGTCGCTCGCTGCACGGTCGCCACGCTGTCGACGTTGAACGCCAGGATGTCACCTGCGTTGATCGCTGTCGTCCATCCGGTGAGCGTGCTGTCCTGCGCCTTGGTTGCCGCGCTTATCGTCGGCGGCGCATTCGCAGTTATCTTGTCGGCCGCGACTGGATGCGTGACGCTGGCATCGAATTGCGCAAAAGTGCACTTGAATATGTTGACTACGATAGAGCCGGTTTGGTCTCCAAGCAAGGTGGACTGGGATATCGTGCAAGGGAAGTCAACGACCAGGTATCCCTTCATCCCTACCGTGATCGCCGAACCGCCGCCGTCGACTATGAATTCTATGTCTGCTGTTCTTGCCCCTGCAAACGACCCGCCGCCGTCTGCAAGCGCCTCCAAACCAGCCCATACCGCGACGTTCCCGACTGTTACGGGCCCCTGCCGGTAGGTCGTGCCCTGGTTGTTGACGGTCATCACACGATTTTACAGATGAACGGATGACCGGCGGTGGCTGCCGTGACGCTTATCGCGTCAACTGGCATCGGCCCGGGAATGCGGAACTCAAGTGACGAACCGGGAAGCAACTCCCACGAGGCGTACCCGTTGCCAACGTTGTTCACCTTCGCTTGGCCAGGCGCGTTCACAAACAGGCTCTCGGTCTGGTCAGAAAGATTCTGAATGAAAATCATCAGATAGTTCCGGCTGGCCGCGATCGCCACCTGCGACACGCCGCCGGAAGTCACCGTTCCGCTAAGGTCGGTGACCGACGCCCGAATCGATAAATCAAGTTGCGGGGCACCCATATCATATCACGGACATGCTCTCGGACATTCTGGATACAACTTTCTTCATCTGATCGAGTTCTCCGCGCTTCTGCTTTATCTCACTGGTCAGCTTGGTGATCTCAGCCTGTAGCGCGTCCCTAGTTCCCCGCAAGCCGTCCACGTTCTTGGTGGCCCGCTCAACGATGTTTTTCGCTTCGTCGTGGGCCTTGTCGACAATTTCCTTGCTGGCGGCCGTGGACCTGGCTGTCCCCTCTCTCACAATGTCATCAGCCTTGTCTTTTGCCTGCTTGGCAAACGCCGCACTGTCACTCTTCGCTGCTGCAAGCTTGCCGTTGGCCTCGCTGAGAGCGATGGAAGCAACAGCAACCTTGCCGTTCAATTCCGATACCCGGCCGATCAAGTCTTTTTCCAGCGCAGACATGTTCTGCACGTTCACTGCGGTCTGAGCCATCTTGTCTTTCAAGTCTCTTATCATGACGTCGATGGCTGCGTGAGCTGCTGTGCGAAACGCCTCAAACGAATCGGCCACGGTCACCTCCCATAACGGCTATTTCCAGTCGATATTGATCAGCCAGGTCGCCGCCGCCACCGCAGTATCGTCAGTGTCGGCAATCCCCGCAGTCACGCAGATGCCGAGACCTCCGGCAAAGACCGAGCCTAGCGACATGGTGACGTTCGAGTTACCGCCGTTGGCTGCCACCGAGGCTGCCGGGATGATCAGCGTCTTGGTGACCGCCGTCACCCCGCAACTAGGCGTTACAGCCGTATCGTAAAATTTGAGATAGGCCGGCGCCGCCCCTATTCCTCCGAGCTGGGCCGAAAACACAATGCGGTTGCCGACCGGCCCGATCAGCTGCGCATTGTCGCTCGCCAGGGCAACCAGGTGAAAGTGGTTGGCCGCATCCGCTGCCCCGATCGGCTGTGCAGAAGGCCTCGGCGGGCCCGGGCCAAACATCATGACAACCAGAACCGCCAGGACGGCGACAACAAAGGCGCGCGCCATCCATTCGTTATTCCTGCTCATCGGATGGGTTTCCTTTCTGCATCAGCAGATTGATTCCCTGCGCCCATTTTCGAGTCTCGGCATTCTTCCTGGCTTGGTCGCTCGGTGTGAACTGCATCACTTGCTGGCAATGTATCTGATACTGCTCGATGCCGTTATCGTCATATTTCGGCGGATAACAGGTCTCAATGCCGGTTACTATCAGCCGCACCTTGATCGAGGAGCCGTCAGGCAAGACGTATTTGGACCAGCCCTCGTACTCGGTAGCGTACTCGATATCAGCCATCAGCCTACTCCAGGTTGCAACACATTCTAGCCAGGTTTGCTGACCAAATAAGCGGACCTGGGTGCAGCCATCGTCGGGGAGCGATCGGGGAACCCGCAGGGGGCTAGGTTTTCCTGCGGGCGGCCGCACCCAGGTTTCTCTTCACCCGCCTTTGTGACGATGCGCTACCGGATGGCCACTGTGGTGGCTCGGCCGGCCGCTGTCGTGGAACCGCCCAGCCGTATCATTATGGCCATGAATGCTGTGCACCGCCCCCGAACTCGGCGTGCGGTTGTCGTGCTTGTCGTGCACCTCGCCCTGGCTGCGCGGAATCTGCGCCGAGCAGTCCTTTTGCAACGCCGCTCCGCGGCCCTGGCCGCCATTGGTCGAGCACGACCGCCCGGTGTGCGGATCGTAACTCGGTGCCGCCCAATCGCGCAGCGGAACTCCTCTTCGGCTCTTGTCGCCGAAAATATTGTCGCCTTTGCCGTGCATCGCCCTTCTCCTCTCTCAGTTGGTTAGCAGAAACCCGATCTGTATTGTTCCGTTCAGTGCCTGCGTTGCGTGCGGATTAACGATGGTTAGCGTGATCGTGCCGGCGCCTGGCGCACAAGTGCCGATTTGCGGCTGACCGTTGGTAAAAAACACCCCACTATAGGCCTGCAGATCACACGACAGCACCGAGGTCGCTGCCGCAAAACTGTTGTTGATGGTGTATGTCGTTATGCTGGTGGCCCCTGCCGTCAGCACCGTCGTCGTGATGTTACCACGATAACCGTTGCAAGTCACAGTTCCCGGCGCCGCCGCTGTCAGCGTACAAGACGTCGGATTGGCCGCGGTACCACTGCCGCTCAGCCGATCGATAAGCGCATTGACCGTATCCCCAGGAATTAGCTGTGGTCCGCCGGTCGATAGCCTGGGAATGGCTTGCTGTGCCAGTGCTGGCAGCGCCAACAACGCCAGCAGGCAAGTCAGCAGCAAAAACCGAACACGCATAGCTCTTCCCCTAATTGAACACGATGAAGCTGATGGTAGCCGCGGCATTGAGCGCCGCAGCACCGGCATTGTTGATCGTTAGCGTCAGAACTCCCGCAGTGGGAGTGCATGACATCAGCACCGGAATGCCGGCTCCTGTATAGGCTTGCAGGTTGCACTCAACGACGGATGTTGCGGCAACGAAGCTGTTGTTGATCACGAACGTCGAGCCGACACCGGTCGCATTGGTCAGCGTTGCCGTGGTCACCAAGCCACGATAGCCGTTGCAGGTCTGTGGACTTCCGCCGGTTACGGTGCACAAGGTCGGGTTGGCCGCGGTCCCCGAACCACTGAGCCGGTCGATCAGCTGATTGATCGTATCGCCCGATATCAGTTGCGGGCCGCCGATGGGAAGGCGGGGAATCGTCTGCTGCGCCTGCACCAGCGCCGGAATCATCAGCGCCGCCAGCAACAGCGGAAACAAAACCAGCCGCTTCATGGCTAGCCCTCCTTACTGTATCCGGTACCAGGTCGTGTTGGCCGCATTGTACATGAATGCATAGGTCGTGCTCGCCGTGCAGGCAGCGGCGGCCGGCGCCGTCTTGATCGTCTGCCCGGCGCTCGGCGAGATCGTCAGCGTCGTGCCGACAGCAACCGCACACACGACCACGAATTTCTCGCCATCGAACGGCCCCGCCGGAGTGTTCACGGTAAAGGTCGCCGGCGTGCCGGTATCGAGAATCTCGTACGTGATGTGGTTGCCGCCTGTGATCGGCGTCACCGTGCCGGTGTTGATCGCTTTCGAGCCGCCGCCGAGCTGCGCCGAGGAGGCCAAGGCGCTCTGCGATGCGCCGCCGGAGGGAACAAGGCTGTCATAGGGAAAGACCTCGGTTCCGGTGAACGTTGCTGGCCCGGCGGGCACCGTCACCGTGCATACAGGGCCCAGCGGCCCCGAGCTGGTGCCAGCGCAATACGACGGACCGCCCATAAGCGGCAGGTTGGCGAACAGGCCTGCGCCGATCGAAACGCCAACGCTGGCCAGAACAGCACAAATCGCGCCGACAAGCAGCGCAAGCCTTGCGTTCATCTGTTTTCTCCCTATCAACAGGCGCCCGGGACTGACCTGTTGACGGCTAGCTCATGCCAGGGGCGTCACCCATTTAAGAGTTCGCCTGTCCCGGGCATCCCATTCTGCCCTGATTTTCCACAGCTGGCAACGCATGCCATCAAGAAGCATGATGCCGACCGGCTCCGCCCCCTTGCCAAGCTCTTCATTGAATTCGAATTCGGTCAATTCCTGTTCAGCCTCGCCATCTCGGTCGTCTAAAAGGCTCCATCCGTTCGGGATGCAGGCTAGATACGTGTTCCCCGATACGTTGCTTCGCTGCTTCATGTATCGCATCGGCATTCTTCTTGCTGTTGTACGGCCAGGCCCAGACCGGATATGGACCGCCCCAGGCCGGATATGGACCGCCCATCCCCATCCATTTGACACCACGATCGCCGAGCACGCCAAGGCTTTCGATGAAGGACAGTGTAACCATTTGCGGACCGCCAGATACAGATGGTGGAAGCTTGTTCAGTTCCTCACTAACAGCCTCGCCCATATCGTATTGATGCAAACGAGCCAACGATGGCTCAATCTGCTTCAGCTCATCGTTTTTTACACAGACAAACGCATAATTGGCTAGGTCGTACAACCCATACCAACGAGGCCCTGGCATAAATGCCAGCGCCGGATTGACCGGCATCAGCAGGCCAGGACGAATAATCGCCGGAGCGCAGAACAGTCCAGCGAGGAACGAACGACGACTAGGACTGAGCATCCTTCACTCCCAGCTTCTTGAGCCTCGCCAGAATGCGCCGCGACATCTCGTCGTTGCCCTTCATCGGCGTACAGTCTAAGTCGAGCGGCGGATTCTCGATGCGCTCATGCTCGATTGCCTTGATGAACGGCCGCAGCGTCTTCTCATACAAACCAGGATCAATGCGCATTCGCCGCAGCTCCAGGTGCTCATCCGGCGTCGCATAGAGCAAATGCGCCGTCATGTAGTGCACGCCACGGTCGATCTGCACCTTCTCGCTGGTCTCATGCCGCACCAGGGCCCATTTCCATTTGCTGTAAGGCACGCCATCGATCATGGGCGCCGCCTTGGCAAGGTGACGATCAATATAAATGTTCTCACCATCTTTGCTGTAGCCAGCCAGGAAAGGACAGTCCTTTGTCTCAATCAGGTTGATGTCGACCGGTCCGCGATCGACCTTGGCGCTCACCAGGCGTTCGACCATGCGGTCGCGCTGGATTCTTGACAGCCGGTCAGGCGCCCCGACGCTCATCGCCGCTCAGCTCCTTGGCTTGCCGCTCTGCTTCTGCCCGCATCGCCTCGGCCTGCTGCAGCGATTTGATCTCTCCGAATTCCTTGAGCCCGACCAGCAGCGACGGCGGCATCGGAAATTTCCCTCTGGTCCAACGCCAAAGGTGCAGAACATTATCGACGTTGTTGACATATTCCGTCTTGGGCGGATGATACTGCACCACGCATTCGCCCTCGCCCCAAAACCTATCCTTTACGAAACACATCTCGCGCCAGTTTGGCAGCCGTCTCGCTGTTGAAACGCTGACATGCTCCCAGCCGCCAAGCGGACCGTCAACGTCGCCGTCGCAGGCAATGATGTACAAGGCCTCTCCGCACGGTCCAGGAACAAGGAAAAAACCAAATGTCTGGCCTGGCAACGACGCATAGGGACCATTTCGCACGCGGTAATCCTCGAGCCGCTCGCTTAGTTTCATGCTTCACTCCCTGGAGGCATCGTATTGGTTGTATCGCCCTCGACCTCGACCAGCGGCCAGCCTTCCGGCCAGCGTGCAGACACCAGGTCACCGAGATTTTTGGTCGTGACGTTCACAGTATCGCTCTGGTTGAATCCTCTGATCCACACCGTCGAGCCCTCCACCTTCTCGATAATCGCCACGTGACCCCCGCCCTCGCGCTCCGAGGTCCAGATCGCGCCTACCCGCGGCGTCACCTTTGTCCCCCAGTCCGCCCAAGACAGCGCCCACATGTACGAGCCGGTGTCGTCGTCCGGGTCGTACGGCGGCCGGATGCCGGCTCGAGCCATCGCTGCGGCAAGGCCGAACCCGCACCAGGCAATGTCGTCCCCGGTGTAGCCGGCAGTATACTGCCCCATCTCCGGATAGGCATGCGAAATGTCCATCCTCCAAGCCATGATGATGGGGCTGTTGGCCGAGCCGGGTACCTCGTCAACTCCGGTGCAAGCTCGAACCTCGGCCACCCACGGCGCGCCTGGCGTACTTACTGCCCGCTTCTTGGTGACAACTTTGTCGACCCGATCGAGAGCAGCCCCGGTGTACTCGTCGATCCAACCGGTGACCGGCAGCCGGCGCGAGGCTTGAAATACCTCAACCGCAGTTTCGGTCAGCGGGCCGTAATCACCGTCGACTTCAATATCGTGACCAACCGCCACCAAGGCCTGCTGCGCCTGGGTGACCTCGTCGCCAACGTCCCCGGTCGCGATCGGAGCGGCTGCTTGCAGCATTCCTGGCTCCGCCGGCAGCGCCGGGAAGCTCGGTGGCGGCGTCTGCCCAGGCGGCCGAGGAGGCCTTCCTGGGCCTTCTGGCGGGCTTGGAGGGACAGTTGGCAACTCTACGATCGTGACATTGGCCCCACCAACGACCATCACATCGACCGGTCCAGTCGCGCTGACTTGAACCCGCACACCTATGCCATCGGCCACCTCTGGCGGCCTCACTGGTGGAGCCGCCGTCTCATGGCCGGCCCACTCGCTCCGCAGCTGCTCATCGCTGTGAGCCCAGCTGTTGGTATCCACGTCGCCAGTCACGCCAGGACAACCGTGAGGATGCGGCCCGACACTGCCGTCCGAATACTGCCAAAGCCAGTAGGTTTCCCACGAGGCCTGCACGCTTGGCTCGGTGCTGTACTGAGCTAGCCAAAGGCGATGGGCACCAAAGAAGCTATCCTCGTCGTGGCCAAGCTTCTCTTTCGCAACGTTTCCCGAGTAGATCGCGCACTTTCGCCCGGTTCGCAGCTCGACCTGCCGGCAAAACTCTCGGGCCTCGCTCAACGTCATCGTTGCCCCATTGGGCGGGTCTTCCCAATCCAAGGCATACAGCATCTGGTCGTCGATGCCGGTCACGCTTAGAAAATGCGAAACTTGACCAGCAACATCACCGCTATGAGCAAAATGATAAGCGCCCCACTTAAGACCAGCGGCAATGGCTTGGTCCTTGCGCTCCCGATACGTGCTGTCCGTGAAATCAGTCCCCTCAGTCGCCTTGTGAATGATCCCCACAATCCCCGCATTGCGAACCTCACTCCAACTTGTCACGTCGTTGTGGTGCGAGATGTCGAGCACTTTGCGATTGATCGTCTCGGCCATGGTTCCTCCCTCAATGCTTCTAAAGCCCAACGATTGCGAAACGCTTGCCTGGTAAGCCTCGTCAACTTTGCATAGTCCGGCGGAACGAAGCGCACTTCGAGCGCGCCAGCAAGCTGTTGCGGCACAGCGCCGACAATCGCGACCGCAGCACTGCCGAGCAGGAAACTACGTCGGCTTACTGTTTTCGGGAGCATTTTTCAACCACTTTGCCTGGTATTTCACAACCTCAAGGTCGTCGGCGGCGAGCGCCTGCTTTGCTACCTTGTTCATCTGCTCTGGGTACACCCGAACCCAGTCTCGCAGCATAACCACGTTGCGACAAGTAAACCAAGCTTCTGAATCGTGCTCGATCACATAGTGACGAATGGCCGGCTCGTCTGGTTCTTCAGTCCCCGTCCATCGATAGATACCTTTCGCTCTCTCGATCAACAGCGAAACAACGAGGTGCGCGCACCGATGCTGCACTGCCTCAGGCAGGTCACTGCGCCACCAGAGCGGCGAGAACTTGGGCGGGCTGCTCCCGCCAGGCGGCAATTCGTCATGGCCTGCTGCAGCAGGATGCGATGGCGGATTGCCGGCTTGTTCCTCTTTACTTGCCACGCTCGGCCTCCCGGTGCTTACGAACTCGCTCGGCAACTGTCATGGCCTTGCCTGTCGGTGGCCGACCGCGCCGATTTCTCGTTACCGTTACATTTTTCTCATTTTCCGTTACAGCTGGCATGACCTGTATCGAGCGCTCCGCAGCGTCGCATACCGCCATGACATCGGCGTTGCGCGGCATTGCCCGCCGCACTCGGGCGATCACTTGCCAGAGGGCATCAGCCGCCATCGGACTTGTACCGCCGTTTCAACTCCTCGGCTTCAGCGTCCATGCGTTCGCTAGCGACATCGCCACGCAGGCCTTCGAACGTATCTTCGCTCATTTCTCTTCTCGCTTCGGTGCCCGCACAAGCTCGATGATGATCTTCCCCTCGTCCCCGATGTCGCCGTTGGCATCCGGCATCCTGAACGTCATCAGCGAACCCGGCTTGTCCCAGCCCCACTTGTTGCGGGCCCACAACGCCATCGCTGAAACAGAACCTTCCTGCATCGTTGTCGCAATGCCTTTCGAGCACATCAGGTCGTATTTAGCCTGAGCGCTCTTCAGCTCGTCAGCAAACGCTCGTGGCACAAGTTCCTCGTCGATCGCCTTGCCAGTCCTTGGATTGATGATGAGCGTTGCGATCTCGCGCACCGGCCGCGGAACTGCTGCAAGCGCGATCACCATGCGCTTTTGTGCCTCGGTGGGCACGAACGCTTTGTCACCGCGCAAGCTACGGCTCCGCTTAATTTTCCTTTTTATCCTCGGAGCCCAGTCAGGCATGTTTCAAACCAACCCCTTATCGCGCGCCAACCAGAAAGGCATGGTCACCGTGCCGTCCATGTTGTTCTCGACCTGACTTTTTGGCACCCACACTTTTCGATCGCCGTCGTCGATTAGATAAGCAAGATCAGTCTGATGCCTGATCTCACAGTCGATGTCGACTAGTTCACGCTCAGCGGCCACGATCGCGCTCCACCACCCGCGCAATTCCTCCCAGTCTGTCGGCACAGTAATGGATGCCTGGCTGCTGCTTGGGTGCAACCAGTACTTCCCCCAGCTCGCACTGCGATTTCTGCTCTTGATGAACCAGCCAGGATATGGCGAGCCCAAGCACCGTAGCCAAGGCGATCGCCGTGAACATATCCTGCAGGGCTGCTCTGATCACTGCAGTTCCCATTCCCTGTTAAAGATCAGCAACAACCTACGGTACGTCGCACGATATTTCTTGTAACGGCGTTCCTGCTTGGTGCGCATAAAATTAGGCACATCCTCAACTGTATTCCGGCTGAATGGCGCAGGAGGCAGCTGCCGCAGTACATCGACGATATCCTGCACCAGGAAGGGCGACTGTACAACGTTGCCCATCATTCGTTCAGCTCCGTTATGCCTTCAATCTCGATCTCACCGTCATCGACGAGAAACCACTCCACCTCGCCCTGCTCCGCCATTTTCACAGCAGCATGCTCCGCTGCCTTTCTGTCTTCAGCCTCGACCTCGACGCTGCAATCCGACAGCGATGTTCTCGATAGGCGTACTCTATATTTTTGCGTCATCTCACACACCGCCGGCTGTGGCCACGGTTATACGTTTCTTTGCGCAGGTGATGCCGCTCGCAAACATCGGCTGCATGCCGACCGACCGTCGAGGGCGGAGGCGGCGCCGCCGCGTCTTTGCTGGGTAAGGAAACAAGACGCGGCGGCGATGCGGGACCGTCGTCAACAGGAGCGCGCACTAGCGGTCCCTGCACAGGAGGCACCACTGCGACCGAAATTGAAACGGTTCTGATAGGCTTCACCTCGATCGGCTCATCTCGCCAAGGCTTGCGAACCTGCTCGGCAAAGTCAGCAAGCCCAGCCGGCGTTGCGCCAGAGGCCGGCCGGGGAGATGGAGCCCAATACAGCGTCAGCGCGATCACCGCTGCCGTCACGATCGCAGCCGCGATGATGACAAGCGGCACACCCCAAGACGAGGTATCATTCATCACGCCCCATCCGCCTTGAGTCCACACTCGACCAGATGCCGGACCGCCTGCTGACGGCTGAGATTGCCGGCTTGCCTTGCCCGCCATTTTTCAAGCCTCTCGTTCAGCTCAGAATGCAAGCGTAATCCCATATTCTTCCCCAAGACCGATTTTCCGCTGCCAAGCTCCCTAAGAGCAAATTCCATCAAAAGCCTGATACCTTCCGGCCTGCCTGGGGGATTATCCTGGCGATCCCGCCATCTATCGAACTTATCCACAAGATTTGGCAGAACCCGCACCATGATACAGGTGGCATTGGTTGCAGGCCGGCCTCTGCCTCTCCTTTTTTCGATATTGGCTATTGTGCGTGTCATTTTTTTATGATACTGAAAAATCAATTCCAGTCAATAGGTGGAACAAAATGACCACGCAAGCCCACGACGATCCACTCGCCAACCTTTTCGTTCCTGCCGGTTCAAGCACTCCGCGGCAACTGCCGGAGTGGCGCATGCCAGCCGATTTCGTTCCCGCCGTCGAGCGCATCTTCACTGAGGCCTGCCCCAAGTGCCGCGGCTCCGGCCGTTGGGGCTACCGGCAAGATCGTGAATGCTTCGG